GCCTCAATATCCCCACGTGCCGTTTGTGCTCCCGCTTCTTCTTGTCCCCATCTCGTATCCAATGCCGAAAGATAAGGGTTAATTTCTAAATCAGCGTACTGTCCGGCCTGCCTTAGTAATTCATCTTCCGAAGGCATATTATAGGCCGAAGGTTGAGCCATTAAATCTCTAAGCATTTGCTCATAAGGAAAACCGTATTGACCCATCCCCTGGTCTTGTTGACCCCTTCCACCAAGAGAGGTATCAGCCGCACCTTGTGGATATGGGCTTGCTCCGCTTGGCGTAGCTGTTTTATTTAACCATGATTTAATATAAGAAGGGTCAATATAGGCCGTCCCTCCTACGTTTCTGTATGCACTAGGTGCTATAGTACCTGTCCGTCCTTGCCCGGACACATTAATGTTTCTAGTGCCCGGACTATAGCCTACATCATAGCCTGCACCGGAAAGAGTGCTGCGTATTGGAACATAACCTTTGGGTGCGGTTGCAGTAGTAGTCCTTGGTGCGGTAGTAGTCTTTGGTGCGACATAAGGCTGCGTCAGTGGTATTCCTGCTGCTCTTTTTCTTTTTACTTCGGCTTGATAAGCGGCTTCTGTAAGTCCATACGGGATAATAACCAACCCCTTTCAATTATTTTTTCGCTACCCCCTTTTTTTTGTTTTCGATTAACGTATAATATATATACATAACAAAAATTTAAAGGAGGTATGTTTCATGCGAAAGTTTTATATTCTAGTGTGCGTTGTGGTACTCCTTATCAGTTTAATCTCAATGGCTTGTGCTATGGAAAAAGTATTGTCCCCTTTTGTAACTGCTACGGCAATTAGTCCAAATCAGGTTGACCTAAGTTGGAATCCTGCCCTTGGTGAAATTACAGGTTATGATATTACTAGAAGCACACTTGATTATCCCAATTTTTTTCAGTCTGTCGGTAGAGTTGCGGCCAATGTTTACAACTACTCGGATACATCTGCAAACCCTAATACATCCTATTATTACACCGTTTGGCCTTATGGCGGTATTGAGGAAAATTATTTGATAGAGCCGCAAAAAACCTTGGTCAAAACGCCGGCCGAAATTATTCCGAATCAAATTATTCAAGAACCAACTACCCCAACACCGGAAACCACAACCACCACCCAAGAACCAACTACCCCAACACCGGAAGTCGCAACCGCTATTCAAAAACCAACTACGGAATCATCTAAAATAAGTATCCTGCAAATTGGTAATAAAAAACTATACACAAACGGCAGTTCAATTACTTTAGACGTCGCCCCAAAGATTGAGGATGGCAGAACGCTTGTACCTCTTCGAGCCATTTCGGAAGCTCTGGGAGCACAAGTTACATGGAGTGAAAGCACACAAACAATAATTATCAGGCGGCAGGATTAAACCCCTGCCCCTTTTATTTTCACTTTAACACTCTTATAAACCGGTTCTTTTTGTTCTCTTACAACAACTTCCAATGCTTCTTTTTTTGCTACTTTAGCTTCGCCTTTCTTAAAAACTCCCTTTTCCTCGTCGAAGCTGTAATCAGGTTTGAGTTGTTTAACTTCTTTTTGTATTGTTTTAAACTTAGTTGCTCTATAAGGAACAATTTCCCCTTCTTCGTTTAAGTTATATTTAGTTATCACTTCCGGTACTTGTACGGTTATTTCTGCCGGAGTATCCTTACATTTATCGTGTATAGGAATACACATAGTGTCTAATTCTTCGTGTATTGTGTGGACATAAAGCGTTAGAATATCCCCGGAAGCAAAAGGTTGGTTACATATAGGACAACTTTTCTCACTAAAACAAATATCTCCTGTTTGAAAATTCATTGCACGAACCTTGAACCACCGGTAATTTGAATCTCCAACCTCCCCCGTCTGGTCGGTTTTAGGAGTCAAACTACTACCTATCCGGTTTGACCCTATAGTCACCCCATATCCTGCCGCTCCATTTAAATAGACGGCATTTTGTGCCGCTTTAATACCTATTTCTGCCCCTAAATCGCCTATTGTTCCTTGTAATGCACCTGCTAGAGTATAAAATTTTTGGCATACATCTATGCCGTCATTAACTAATTCCCATTGAAGGGTATTATTATATACAGCTTTTAGTGTATTAGGAGCTTCTAGGGTTATATAATCTCCGGTAGTTTGTGTTCCAGTACGTATTTTAGAAGCGTATATCTCCCCACTGGTCAACAACAGCCCAAACTGCCGTATGGTGGGTTTCAAAGTACCATACATAGTCATCAGGCAAGTAGTCCACTCATCTACGTTTAAAGGTAAACCGGTATTATATTTCGCCTGATATTCGGATATAGTTTGGGCTTTATTCATCACTGCAAAGTTAGAAATAATACCGTTAGCCTGCTCTGTACCATTACTGCCTATATACATATTGGCCGGTAGTGCACCTACAGGCTCAACATACGCCGTGTCGCTCCCTTGTTGCACACCATTACAAGCCAGTTGCATAACAGAGCCATTGCCGGATAACATAATAGAATAATCGTTACCCGGAGTTATAAAATTATTCCCGGAAGATATGTTATAAATAGTACCATTTGTGCATGATCGACCATAAAGCTCTCCGAACCAACCTGTACCTAACATATAATAATTATTTGCGTCAATATTAATCATCCAAAGACAATTATTGACGTTTCCAACATTCATCACGCTAGTAGGTCTAAAAGTAGTTTCTACTGTCCAGTTGCTTTTGGTAAATACATTTGCCGTAGGAGCAGTCATTACTTCGTTATTACGAGTAGCGTTGTATCCGGGAAAAGTTAAGGCATAAGGCTTCTGAATTAGTGTTATTTCTGCCAGGTCAATATATCCTGCGTCGTTGCCGTCATGGTCAAAACGAACGTGTTGATTTGTACCGGTTATATCCGCTGTGGTAGTGAACGTAGCGTAAATAGTTTGCCAGGCTAATGTAGGCGACCAAGAACCGCCAGGGAAAAAGCTTCCGTTTAACTGTATAAGTGTACCTGTGTTGCTCAGTATAAAAGCATCTAGTTTTCCTGCCCCAACAGTACCTCTAACTTTAAAACGCAAAGTGTATTTCGTAGAAGGGGATAAAGCGAATAAAGCTGACTGATAGAAACCTTCTGTTGCTCCGCTGTTAGCTAACCTCATAGTGGTTAATGCCGCACCATCTTGCGCACCTTGAGAAGTTGCGGACATACCAGCGTCGCCGGAAATAGTCCAACCTGTAGGCCAATCAGCTACAATATTAGTGCAACCTTCCTCCATCATCACACCAGGACTGGCGTATTTAACGGTGAAGTCCCATACCTGAAAGGCCGTTGCAGAACTATTCCTAAAACCAACACCACCACCAGTAAAGGTAGTATCTGTAATAGAAATAACCTTTACACCATCAAACCACGCCTCTAAACGACTGCCGTGTAAAGTAAATTTAATTTGTTTAGACGTACCTCTTGGCCAAGTTACATTTGCAGAAACAAGAGATGTAAACGTTCCGCCTACACGTTTATAAATACATAAATTTTCATTCGGAGCTATACCACTATCATCTCTAAGAGCCAGCATGTAATAATTATTGTTATCCTGGTATCGAGCAATAATACCCCCATCGTATGCCTGATTTGAGTTGATTACTATCTCGCAATTCTGTAACAACAAGTCGTCCTTGATTAAAGTTGCCTGTGTCCCGCCCGTACCCGTTAACATTCCTCCACTAACAGCCCACGTTGCGGCAGTATCTCCACCGCTGGTATACTTGGTCAACTGGTCAGTATCAAATAAGTCCTGCCATATAAACTTGGGCAAGGCAGTATATTCATATCGGGGAATACCAGAGGCAACTGCATTTCCGTATAAACCATAAGCGGTTGTTGCTCTGGTAAAGGCTGCCGTTTGAGTAGTCAAGGTTTCGTAATTACCGAAGTGTCCAGCCAGGCTTCCGTTTTTGTTATAAACCCTAAACCCATCGCCTAGAATTTTAGTGTAATATTTATCCCCTACGATATTGATTAAACTGGTTAATATGCTTCCAGATATAATTTCATCAGCTATAAAACCGTCGCCCGTACCAAAGGTACGCCAATTCCAGTTACCGCCTGTTTTACTGTTTGCAATGGCAAATACTCCGCCTAATAACCTAAGTGCCTTAGTAGGATTTTCCGCTAAGTCAGTAATTAAAATACCGTTATTGTCGGTTATAGTAACACACCCGGCCCCGGCGTTTATCAGGTTAAGGGACGTCTCAATAGCCCCCAGTAGTTTAGAAGTAAGAAATTTACCTTCAGCAGTAATGTTATTGGCACGATCCCATATATCCGCCACGTTTGGAAGATCAGCCACCTTTGTACCGGTAGCCGTCTTAACGTAACCTTGGAGGAGAGAAACATATCTTTCGATTTCGTTAAAGTTACGCTGGATGGCCATAGCCATACTTTCCGGGTCTGTGTAGTCTATTCTCTTATATGGTAGTTGTAAAATATCTTGCTCTCTAGCCATTATTTCACCCGCTTCGGCTTGTAATATATCGAAAATCCACTTACCGCACTTCTGGTGGATATTTCATTATCAGTAAGTCTAACTTGAATTTTCCTAAACTTTTCACTGGCCTTAAAACGTCTTTCATTCTTCCAGTCTTTTTTCTCATCAGGTGTAACCCAGGGACCGCCGTCAATTCTATATTCGACTTTCGGTAACACACATAGAATAAAACCGTCCCCGTATATATTAAACGCCTCTTGAGTTGTGCCTACGTCTTTGCCATGCACTAACAACCTTATATTGGCTGCACCGGTAACGGTTGATAAATAAACCTCAACCAACGTCCATTCGCTTGCCTTTAAAGTAACAAACTTATCATCCGAATATGTTCCTGCCGTTTGATTCCATAGCCGGACATTGACAACCTTATCCGCTGTACCACACAACCAAACTGTACCTTTAATTATTGAAGCACTGCCCGTAAAGGAAGGCTCATTAACGTAAAAACCTTCGCAGGCGGCATTAGTCCCCGGACAAGCACATTTCAAAGAGTAACTACCGTAAACATATTTAGTCCCGTCCTTGGTCAACGTAGTACCGTTATACACGGTAAATCCGGTCGTGTCCGTCTCTACGCTGTACTGGTTGGTTGTCAGAATATTAACCGGTACGTCAGTAACGAATAATTTTTTAACTTTCTTAATCAAGTCTCCTGACTTAGCGTCAAATTCCTTGCTTATCAGATAAGAGGAAATTGTTGCCGTCCGGTCAAGATAACCATCATCAATTTTTATAATATAACCGTCATTTGCACTCCCAATGTACGGTAAAACACTTGTCCCATCGTTATAGGTAGCAAAGCAAGCGGCATTTATTCCGCTATATTTCCACCAACTTTTAGTTTTTAGGTCATATATAAGTACAACGTTATTATAACTGCTCCCAGTACCAGGCAAAGCTACCCATAATTTATAGTCCCAGTACCAAATACAAGCTTTGGCCAATACCGAAGGAGTAGGGTTTATTTGGTTTTTCCAAAATAACGGTATTTTATTGTCAATCAGATTATTTGCTGTAATTCCATTCCATTTTATTACCCCGTCCTCGTTAATATAGTATAGGTACGGATTAACTTCTACTGCAGCACGTATGCCTACCGCACCATAGTTAGCCTCTACCTTGTCAACTCTAAAATCATCCAATGAACTACCGGACAGGGTATTAATAGAATGTTTTTTCTTCACTAGTAAATCACGGGCATAAGGACATAGTAAAGTTAACTCATCACCATCGCCCTTGTCAAAGTCCCAAAAATTCACGGCCGGCCACGTCTCAGGTGCAAAACTATCACTCCATTTAACCGTGTCCACATCGGTTATAACAAACAGTTTTTCTTTATGCAGCACAGGACATTTTCCGGTTACCGGAGCATTGGCTAAGGCGGATACCGTTGTACCATCATACTTCCAGGGAGCGTCTATGCCGTTAAACCCCACCATATAGTTAACCAATGTCGCCATCATCACCGGCGCACTGGTATTTAAACCTGTTTTTATCGAAGTCCAGCCAGCCCCATCACGTTTATAAACTACCCCATTTGCAACGGCTATAAACTTTCGGTATTCCAGATTATCACCGTAATAAAACGAATGTAGTCCTTGTATTGCCCCGCCTAAACTATCGCCGGACAATACAACCTGCCCGTTGCGTTTTTCCAAAAGACCTAGCTGGTTAATGGTACAGTTTTGGACATCTACGCAAGCATTGTCCGGTATCAAGTTGGCCTCAACTACATCCACCATACCGCCGGAAAAGTCCTGTACCTGCCAGGAAGGAAGTTTCATTTATTCACCAGCTTTCGACCACTTGCAAAGCAGTATTATTTAATTCCGCTTCGTCAAGGATATAGGCAATATTATGCTCACATTCAGCCATCCATCGGGCGGCATCTGCGTCATCGCTATCATCTTTGCTCCTGTATCTCGAAGCAATAAAGGCTGCAATTGGATACATATAAGCGTCAAGAATTGTTAAACTCTCACTTACAGAGGTTACAGCCGGATATACGGTATAAACTAAAACATAAATATTCCCGTCTTCAAACCTAATCTTGCGGTTGCGAATAGTATAGTTACTATATTCGCTGTCGGTAGAATCATCCGTCGGAACGGCCTGGTTTGCGTCGGCCACGATACCATTGTCATCTAACGTCGAAGTAGTTTTATTATCACCAATAAGACCAATAACATGGGAAGTACTTCCGCAAGTTGTACGATAAACATTATATCCCGTAGCACCTGTTAAATCGCTCCAATTCAGTGAATTATAATTAGAGCTGCTTAACACCGCATTTCCGGTTGTAACAGTAACTTCCGTACAGGCCAGGCTTTCACCGTTATAGTTTAGCGCACTTACTCGATAACCATAAGTAACGGCCCCGCTGCTGCCAGCAATAGTTATCGCTAAATCTTCAGGAGAGCCAATACTTTTAGATACACCAACAACACGCCAAAAATCGGAAGGAAGACTGTACCATTTATTAGCCGTAGCGTCATACTCAGTAACATCTTCCGCCCATGCGTGAGAGCCTATTTTGTTTTGCAGACATTCTTTCCCCCATAACAAAGCGTCAGCATCTTCAATATCTTCGTCAATCAATGATTCTGCTAAAGCCTTAGCCTGTGCAATTGTAAAAGACATAGTTGAGTCAAACCCCCTCTGTTAGCGATAAAACTCCAGTTGTGCTGCCTGAAACAATAGCATATATAGCCCCGGTATTAAGGTTTCCAAGAGCAGGCGACATTTCATATCTATTACCATTAACACTGGTGGGATTTAAACTAATACCTTCATTAACTACGGCAGCAGCACCAATTTTAAAATAAATTACCCCGGTACTATTGTTAATCACCAGGGCATACTTTCGATTTGTATTGGCCGCAAGAGCAATATAACTCGAAGAAGAAGCAGTTAAAACAGAATGTGTTACTGTGGTTAAAATCCCTGTTGGAGCTTCCTCCCACCGTTTATTTGCATTGTCCCACAAACATAAATTAGCTAAAGCCATTATTCCACCACCTTCTTTTTTTCCGGTTCTATTCCATCAAGGGCCCAACACCTTTGATAATATTCAGATTGTTCAATAGCCCCCAATATCTTATTTTCGAAGTCCCTTAATTCCCAATCCTTCGCAACCAGTTTTTGCCTTTCAGCCTTCACCTGAGTAAAAGTTTCTTCGGGTTTTTCATAAGTAATCTTATTGATAATAACGTAAAGCCTATTCTCATGATCCCGTAATTCCAAATCCTTATTAAAAAGCATTTGCCTTTCAGACTTCACCTGGTTAAGCATAGCTGTATGCTCATTCTTTCTTGCTTCATAGATTAAAGCCATTGGAGATACCTCCTCATAGCCATAATCTCTTTCAGATTTACAAAGGTCAGACTCCCACGGAATATAAACTTTTCTTCCCTGCCCTTCGGCAACGCCTATCCAATATTCCACCGAAGGCCGCTCCTTCTCATATTCGCCGTTTTGTGCCATATTAACGCCGTAAATATGTATCTCCTTAAACTTTTCTTCAATAGCCATAGCAATCATAAAGGAAATACTATTCGTCCAGTAACGACGGTATTTGGTGCTTAATTTCTTAATTGGAAATTCAATAGAGCAAGGAATATCGGCAAACTTCTTTTGCATATAAATAGGGATATTGCACTTTTGAAGCCATTCCAAATGCCGAGGATTGCGATAAGACGCACATTCAAAATCCTTGCGACTGTGTATCTCAAACCACCTATGAGCTAGAGGCATAAAGAAATATGCTTCATTAAGTCCCCAAATCTCAAAGTCAGGATCGTTAAACGGAGTTTTGTTCCATGTACCGGCAAATCCTACTATAGCTACTTTTTTACGTTTTTCTTCAGGCCCTAAAGGTATAGTTTTGGTAATAATTTGCTTTTGAAGTTGTTCTTGTTCGTTCTCGCCCATATTGTACCTCCCTTGAAAGTTAAGAGGGGGTTTTGACGCCCCCCTCTTTTTAATTCGTAGACTTAGACAATACCTGCCATTGTGTGCTGCTTAAACCCAATAGACTAATAGTTTGACAAGGCCCTGTTAAAGATATTTGGTTTGTAGCACCAAATAATATGGTGTTAGTTGCTCCGGCAACAGTAAAAGGCCCTGAAGAAGAGGTTGATATTGTATATATAATTTTTCTTACACCAGCTACTGGTGCTGTTATTGTATAGGCTGTTGGGGTGGTAGTTGCAGGAATAGAAGTTACGCCGTAATTGGTAAACGCCGCCGAAGTCGTGCCAGCTTCAATGGCATAAAATCCAGTCAGATAATTTATTTCCGTTGCTGTAGCAGTTATAGCTGTGCCTTGTTGATATAATGCTCCCTGGCTTGAAGCAATAGGTATGCCACCGGTTGTACCCGCTTTTAAACCTCCGCCTGCTGTCCAAGTATCGTATGTGTAACCCATAAAATCACTTCCTTCTTTGAGAAATAGAGAAGGACAGAAGTTATCCCGTCCTTCTCCTCTTAGTTAGACATCCATTTAAAACTAACTTGACTACAACTATGTCAAGAGGGTTTTAAAAGTTGCTTTGACGCTAATGTTATCATGAATGGTTAACTTGGATTATTTCCGTAAACGAAAAATGGAGTTAAAAAGCCCCACGACCAGCGGCCAATGCACCTATACTTGCTGACTTCTGTATCAAAATCCACCTCATCAGCAAAATCTGGTTTTCTACGGTCAAACCAGATTAACTCTTCTTTCATTCGCGCGTTATCACAAAGAAACCAGGCATTACTGTCGGTTAAGAATTGACATTCAATTACATTCAAATGTCCCTTCCAAACGTTAACGCCGTGGTCAGTGGTAGCCGGCTCTTCATCCGTCTCGGCAATTACCATTGCTGTTTTCCTTAAAGCAGGTGGTACAAGCAATGTATCCGGGGTTGTTAAAAGAGGATTACCTTTATCATCCACCCATGCCAACATAGCAGTCCTAGTTAATTCCACATTATCAATCGTTAACGCATATGTTCCGCTATTGCTCCAGGTTGTAGAACTACCAGGCATTATCGGATGGGTTGTGCTGCATAAAGGTTTGCCATCTGCACCCAGATAACTTGCACCTGTATTCCATGCCCCGTTAAATACGCTCATAGCGTGCGATTGTCTTGTAAAGTATACTGTGCGAGCCAATTTGCGTATTCTCTGTTTTATCTGCGCATATTGATCATCGTCCAGTAATTCTCTTTCAACTTGCACGCCTTTGCTATACTTCTTATGAGTGAAAGTTGGCTTGAACCCTTTGCTGAAGTCTTCATAACTGACTTTAGCACCAGACGCCTGCCACTCTTCCATTAATCCCAATTCGCCTATTTCTTGAAAGAACTCCTGTGCTTTAGTAGAACCTTCAACTTGAAATAGTAGAGGGATATAGTCTTTCTGTTGTTTCATATGTTTGTCAAATATCGATCTTAGTCCGGGAAGTAATAATTCCCCCCAATTATCAGAGATTATCAATTGTTGTCCCCCCTAAATACAAAACCCCTCTATTTTTTAGAAGGGTTTTGGTTTATTTTTATTTAGTTTTGATTTGCTTTCCTACAACCTACGTTGTGAAACCATTCAGCCAGTGCCTGCGAATAACCACATCCATGGTCAATTCGGCAGGGTTAAGTGCAACAACGGTTAACGGGCCGATTGCAGATGTTGTTACAGCATCAGCGTCAATAGTATTTGCATCCTTCAAGTCAACACCTATTGTACCTACGTTTATCGGACAACCGGTAGAACCTAACAGGATGAAATTGGTTGCAGTTGTTGGTTGTGCACCTACCGGATCAATAAAGGTAAGCGTACCTGAACTAGATGAGGCTGTAATTGTTCTTATCGCTTTGCTTCCCGGCCCCTCATATAGATAAACCAGGCATCCTACCAATGCACTTGCTGTCATCGAGCCATAATAAGTAGAGTAAATTGTAGTTGTGGTGTTTAATGATGTACTTGCAGAACAAGCATAATCGCCGTGATCAGCGAATGAACAACGATAAACATTAAACGGATTTGCATGTACTTTACCGAACGTCTTTGCAGTCGAAGGGTTGGTTGTAGCTGTAAATGTTTCTGCCATAACTCCTACAACGTTATTTGCATTAGCAGCAGCATAGGTAATTTTGTTATTAGTAAAGACAACCATATCTCCTGCAGCAAGAGTAGTTGCGGGAGTTAATTCATATTCCACCGGATTGTTCGTTACGCAAGGCATCAGATTACCCACTAATTCAAATCCATTAGTGGTTCTAGTTGCGGATAGTGCCATTTAAAATCACCTCTTTATTTTTTTCGTTTAGGCATATGGGAAGAATATTCTTTTTCAGAAATACCCAACGCCCTGGCCATCTTTCTTTGTTCTCTGGTTAATGATACCGAATCATCCTTTCCAGGAAGTCCGGCTGACTCTACCGCTATCCTTTTTCTGCTGTCAATATTCTTAAGTGTCTTTTGCTCCGTAACAGCTTTAACAATATCTTGTATTTCACCGGAAATTACTTTCTTACCCAGAACATAATTAGCAGCAGTTTCAAAATCAACTTTTTCGCCGTTTTGCGCTATCTCGTCAATTTCTTCCACATACTTGGCTACTAAAGGATTTTTGCTAATATAGGATGATTTTTGCTGTGAATACATAATCATTCCGCTTACTCGCTCTTCTTGTTTTCGACGTGCTTCCTGCTCTTGCTGCAACTGTAACCTGGTAATCTCGTTTTTCACAGATTCATGTGCAAAAGCTTTGGCAAGCGCATCATCGTATCCAGCATTAGTAAGCGATTGATATGATTGGTTAAACATTTGCTGCGTGTATTTATCCCATTCAGCAAACTGCTGTTTGTTAAGTTCAGTCTGGGTTAATTGTTGCTGATCAGCCCTTATTCTTTCAATTTCCTTTTCAAACTGCTTACTTTGACGGGCCAACCGTCCTTCAATCAGTTCATCAAGATCTTCCTGTGTAGCAGGCAGATTTGACTTAGCAGGCGGTACTACCGGTTCTGTTTCTTCTGTTGGTTCTGATTCTGTATCGTCATCATCGTCAACCATAACAACACCTTCTAAATCATCTTCATTCGGGTCATCATCGTCTGAAGTATCTACAAAAGAACCGCCGCCGCCGGTGTTTCCTTCAGCAAACATTGGATAACGGTATAGTGCTTTGTCTAACAAACTAAGGTTCATAAAAACCTCCCGTTTTAAGCCCGTCGGCTATATATTCCGTGCTGTTTTACGTCTCAGCACGTTTCGACGCTCCACGCACAGTTTAATGCCTTGAGCGAGTTTTGGGCGTGAAATTATAGTTAGTATTAACCTAACGCTTTCCAAAATTGTTTTGCTTGTTTCTTATATTTTTTTGCTCCTCTTATCGGTTCTTCATAAGCCTTTTCTAGAGATTCAACTCCTTTTTTAACTCCTTTCTTTGCAGCTTCAGCACCTTGAGCAATTCCCCGGTAAACAAAATTACTTCCAATTGCTCCCCTTATTTTTTGTTCTCTTGTAAGATTTGGTTTAGTTTTTGGTGTTTTTGACGACCATAAAATTCCCATTATCACTTAACCCCTTTCTTCTTTTTCGCCTTTTTAGGCAATTTCTTCTTTCCAGTTTCTTTTTCCCACTCAGCTACTTTGTCCTTAGAGATTTCCCCTCTCTCGGCCATGGCGTAGAATTTTTTACGCTGCGCTTGACTTTTGAAGGGCATCAACCACCACCTCCTGCCTGCCCCTGCTGCTCCGCTTGTATTAATTCCTGTATTGCCGCCACTACTTGATCTTCAGGCAGAGACGCTAGATAATTTTGTGTTTGCGGGTCAAGTTGTTCCAAATAAGCAATTAATTCTTCATTAGGATCTATTTGCTCTTGCCCTTCTTGTAATTGCCCCTCCTGTTGCTGTGGTTGCTGTTCTTGTTGTTGTAACTGTTGCTGTTGTGCAAGGGCTTCCTGTTCTTGCTGTTTCATACGCCGCATAATTTCTTCTATTGGAGGAAATTTACCAGTTTTAATAACATGTAAATAAGTCTCAACATCAATAATTTTTGCAATAACAAGCTCTTTAGCCATTTCCATCTGGAAGAATTTGTCTGATGGTATAACGCTTGTCGTTTTACAATAACAATCAAATTCAGGAAAATAAACTTCATTTTTCTTCTTAAAGTCAACCTGCTTCTCTTCTTCTAAATCGTCAGGATTAAAACCAAGTTGCTTATAAGGAGATACCTGCCCGTTTGAATAGTTATAAACTTTCATCATGTCTTCTTTAGAGTAAACGCCATATTCATAATTGCTTTCCTTGTCAACTATACGGAATTTACGACGTTCAGTGTAATATTTCTCAATTAACCGGTTACAAAACATTCCTGCTTCTTCATAAGCAGAGCTTATTGTCAGTTCTTTTATGCGAAGTCTTACTTGCGCTCGTTCTGCAAGCTCGGCTATGGCCTTATATGCCGTTACACTTCCCGGAGTACGTCCTTGACTAATGTCATACCTTCCTATAATGGCTTCCATACGTTTTTCCAGACGTCCCATTTCGTTAAGCAAAGTACCAGGTACGTTCTGGCCGAATATTCTTTTAATGCCGGTAATGTCTTTAACTGGAAACCACATTCCGGGAAGTGTGCCCTTAGTCCGTATAAGGGTTCTTTGTTTTTCTGTTAAAGCTGCCTCGTTATACCATGTTTGTCCAATAGCGTTATGCAAATGGCCTTCAAGGATAATTTCAGCCGTCTTATTTAAGATGATTTGCGGGTTCTTAAGGAAATATGCCTCTCCATAACCCCAAATAGTATTTTCTCTCGGATAACATGTCTTTAAGACAAAAGGAAACGTAACAGTTTCCTCCGGATCGAAGTAAATATAATTGGTATGTTTCAGATAAACACCCTGATCTTCACCTGCCCACCATATAACGTGCAGTCCATTCCCCTGGCTCTTTTCTCCTTTGTCAAGTATTAAGGGTTCGCCTTTATACCATGTTTCAATAATCGGAACCATTTCATCGGTATTGCCGGAATAGGACTCACCTTCGGAATCCTCTTGTTCATTATCAAGCAAATCTTCTTCATCGATTATTTCTTGCTGAATTACATTAGCTTTTTCAGGATAACGCTGTTCAATCGATTCCATAGTAGTCCAGACAATTTTGTGACAACGATTACCCTCGTTTATGTCTTCCCTGCATCTGCCATCAGGAATAAAGCATAGAGGATGTAACGCTTTCCATCGTATATCTCCTTCCCACCGATTAGGGCCTCTACCACCACGCCACTCTGGGTCCCAATAAACATGTTTTATTAATATGCCGTACAGAAAATACCAGCGAAGCATTTTAACGCGCTCGGTTACAATATGATTCTTATAGAAAATATACTTCTTGAGATGTGTCATTAGGATAGCTTCTTTATCGTCTCCTGATTCAACTGGAATATCTATTAATTCGACATCTTGAGCAAATTCCGAAGCAATACCTTCCACCAAAGAGAAGGTAACGTTTTCAACGCTGTTAGGGCGGTTTAGCTGCTGATCGGCTGTACGTAAAGCGTTTCCGTCCGTACCAACTAAATCCCAATGATCGCCTTTATAAAGTTTCCACATCTCTTTCATTTCGTCTATGAAAAATCTTTTACAATTCTTATCGTTGTCATACCATTGCCTTACCTTCATCATCGTTTCGTCAATGCTTGCCACAAAATCACCTCTCTCTTTCGGGAAATAAAAAAAGGGGCAAACAAAAACCAATACCGTATTAAACGGTACTCGTTTCTGTCTGCCCCAGGTTCTCCTTGCGGGCTACTTATTCAATTGAAAATTAGTCTAATTTGACTTCTTTCATTGCATATCTAACCATTTTCGGTTTACCATTTTTTATAACAATCTCAATAGTTCCCCATCCAATTTCATTAATAAGTTTTTTTAATCCGGCAAATTCATCTTCCTTTTGTTTATCTTCCAACGGCACTGTTGGTTCACCTGCCTATTTTGATATTTTCTACAATAAAATCTTCTCCCTCAATCCTACCGTCCACAAACAAGCGATAACGCCTATGTTTCTGTTTTAAATACTCAAGTTCCTTCGGACATTGTGCCAAGGGTAAAGAGAAGGGTTTTTCAACTTCCTGTTCTTGCTTCGATATTATCGTTTTATGTTTGCTAGGTACGTCCTCCATCAACTTACTTCTTATAGATTGCTTATTGACACATTCTTTACAATGACCGTGAAAATATATAGGATCGTCAAATTCATTTATATTTTTGCCGCAACCTGGACAAATATCTTCCTTGTAGCTTATCAAGTATAGAACCCCCTATTCTTCAGCATTTCCATGTCTCTTTTGTCTGCTGGCGTTTCTTCTTTGGGGTCATCGTCTGATTCACCTTCCAACCATTCTTTTATCGTTTCTTCTGTCGGTTGTTCGCCCACGCTAGTTATGATACGAGGCTTTGTCTTGTCGCAAAAAATTTCAATGATAATCCTACATGTAGGTTTTTCCATAAAATACGTGTCCTCCTTTCTTTTTTAGCAATAACCATAAAAGGTAGTATCCCTATCATTGTCATCATCGTCATCGTCAGGATAATAAGTATCAAAATTCTGTTTGCCTGGTCTGGTTTTAGCGTTTGCGCCTACTAAGAACGTTTCACCTTCAAATATATTGGGTCGAGACATACAGAAATATCTGTCTGTATCGGCCGAATGGGATTCGTTATTAGCAATATCTTCTGGATTAGTTTTCTTCTGTCTTAATCCTGGATAAACCCTTATTGTATTAGGACAATTCCAGGTAAACCGCAACCCGGCTATTGTTTCCCCTTGCTCTGTTTTAAACGGTGACAGCCATTGGTGAAGCCTACGCCAACCATTAGACAAATCGTTATCTGCTCTGGTCATATAAATTCCATACCTGGCGAATACCTCTGCTGTACTTTCTCCTGAACCAGACTGTTTATTCCAGCAGGAAGGATCGGCCACAACAGAAACTATATATTCGGGATTGCCTCTTGTGTCAACTGACATTTGCATTATCTCTTTTGCCTGCAAATTATCGGGTACAGCACGAGGGTAATATTCCCTGTAAGCAACTATATACCCTTCAGGAAACACCGCATACCATTTAAAACAAGCATTACTAGAATATCCTGCGTCATAAGCACCATGTATCTGACAACGTGATGGTGGATACCATGCAGGATCAGCTATAACATGAACTTCCTCATCCCATTCAGGGAAGAACGCCCCTTCGCCAACAGTAAAAGCGTCCTGCCATTTTTCAGGATATTGACTTCTCCAGGTATTAGGCAATAATTTCTTAGTAGCTTCGTACCATTCTTTAGTACGTCTTGGGTCTGACCACACATCCAGGAATATAGGAGTAAATATGCCCTCATTAGTCATAGCATTATTAAATATTTCTTCAAACAATGTCCCTGCCCTGCCTGTCGAAATACCTAAAACCTGTCCTGAAAAATCCGGGCGGTTCATAGTAGGAAATGCACCTGTCCAAATCTCATAAGCATATTCATGCAACGCCCATTCATCAAGCATAACCAAATTAGCCGTAAATGAATGTGCCGTATCGGGAGAGGCCGGTAAAGTCAAAAACCTACTAGGTTCACCTTCTGGCCGGTAAATTATAATCTCGTGAGCATCTGAGTTCCAATAGACACATTGTTCATTCGGCAACACGTCCTTCTTATGTTTTATGATATAAAAAGGCAGGTGTTTTAACATCACCTGCATACGATTACCTAGCTCTATTGCGTCAGGATCATCACGTTTGCTTATAGCAATAGCCATAAACCCCGGACGAAATAACATACACCAAAGTATATAGGTTAAACTTAACCAGGTTAACCCTAGTTGTCTAGCCTTCAACACAACTAAAAACTTACCTTTTAGATATTTTCTTAAGACTTCTTCCTGCTTCGGCCAAAGATTGAATGGCGTCATTCCTGTTGGCGAAGTTTTGTCTTCTATATGAACATACCATTTTATAAAGTAGAAGATGTCTTTCTCACAAGTAGTAAGTGCTTCCGCAATAAGCCGTTTAAGTTTCTCTTCTTTTAGTTTCCTCTCTTTTGTTTTACGTGGCGGTCTCTTCACTTGTGCTTGTGCTCGCTGTTTCCAGGCCACGTTTCACCACAACCTTTTCTGTGTTCGTTCATTATTTCGTAAAATTCCGCTTCCTCAAGTCCTGTTATTTCCAGGAAATAATCCAAAGCTTTTGGCCTAACAGGATCGTATTGCTTAACTAATTCAAACGCCTCTTCCCTTGTTAACTTACCATTCAAAATATCACCGCAGGCATGGTCGGTTGCCCTGCCAAACCCACGCTTTAGATATTTTGCATAATCGTGGACACCAGGCATAATACATTCAACGGATTTATATCGTTTATAAGTACCTTCAACATCGCACTCCTGCCATCCAAATTTACGTTTAATCAACTCAACCTGTCTTTCAGTATCCCATTTAATATAATCACCTAAATGGATACCTACAATTCCAACCTTCTTGTATTCCTCTAAAGAAGGGTAATTAAAAGGAAACAAGTCTTTGGCGGTTATATCTTTACATAACATTTCCCCATTGCCGCATTTTTGGCTTATTTTCATGAAATAATCATAATCATATTTGATTGGATTATCATAACTAGCCTTGTAATACTCAGAAGCAGACTCACCCCACACAATTAAGGGTATATTCCATTTAACGGCTACTTGCATAGGGAACGCCCCTACCCCTGCATGACACGTCCAGCAAGCATCTCCTATCTTAATAAGGCTTTGTTTAGCTAATTTATTAACTAGCTCCCTATTAGGAGTAAACATAATATGGTCAATGTTTAATTTCTCTAATGTATTCCATAAGTTAAATTTACCTGTTTCACTAAACCAATTATGAGAAAAGGTTACTGCTAACGGCTTTAACCCGTAAAGTTCCTTAACAACGTAAAGTTGATAGGTAGAATCTTTACCGCCGCTAATAGGTACAAGGCAATCGTAGTTATCACCTGACCTACTTTTGTATTCCTCAAATATTTTCGCTAATTGCTTTTTTCTTTCCACCCAATTAATCTTTTGTTTTTGTTCATAAGATTGACATGCCTGACATATTCCGTTCTCGTTAAATGTTATTCCCTCCGCAGTTTCCGGCATAACACATTTTGTACAGTAACGAAGTTCTCTATTCATTTTTCAACACTCTCCGTTTTTTTTAGTAAACCAAATTCAATAACATCAACATATTCACCGTTCTTGAAGAGTGCTTGCCTCCGGTTACCTTCTTCTTTGAAGCCCAGAGCTATCGCTAATTTTTTCATAGCGACATTACCTTCCATTGTACCGCAAGCTATACGATTAAGATTAAGTGTCTTAAATCCATGTTCAATAAGCAATTGATATGCTTCAGTTGCGTAACCTTTTCCCCAAAACTCTTTTTCACCGATAATAATTGATATATCTGCTGTTCTATTTATAAGGTTAATATTTTGCAGAGCTATGTTACCTATATGAGTATCTTTTGCTTTGTCGGCTTTTTTAACAATTATAGCTAGGATAATATTATCTTTTGTATTGTTAGCAAAGGTAATATAATCTTCCGCTTGTTTATGTGTATAAGGAAAAACAAGATGTCCATTATATTTACAAACTTCGGGATCGTTTAACCAGTTAGGATAACCCCCAAGAAGGTCATCAAATTCTAATGGCCGAAGATAACAGATTTTTCCGTTTAGGAACTTAGACATAGACAGTACCAGCTTTTACAAAATAATCTTCTCCTACAACAGCACCTTGTGTTATAGTTGCATTTGCACCTATGAAAGCCCTGTCCCCTATCTTCACACCACCACAAATAACTGCTCCAGGACTAACCTGTACATGATTACCTATTTCACTATCATGTTCGATAATAGCTCCAGAATTAATAACCACATTCTGTTTTATGGTTACCCCTGTTCCTATAATTGCTCCCGGAAAAATAACCGTACCACCTAATATATTGTTTTCACTACTATTTATAATTGCCTGAGGAGAAATTATTGAAGGGAAAACAAATCCCATATCTTGATAATGCTCAAACACCTCTTCTCTCTTTTTGTTATCAAAACCCGCAAACCCTAAAACAGCATATTTTAAAGGCGACCACGGCGGCTGGGAATTAGTAGTTGCCCAAATTTGAGAATCATCACCTAAATACGGAATACCTAGCTTACTTAACCTGTTATTTGGGTTAACGTCAGTAACACCTATTATTTCATAACAATCGCTAACAATATTCGCCACCATAACAGCATGTCCGCCCCCACCAGCAATTATGATGTTGGGTTTAGCCTTTTTATTGTTTGGCATACTTCAATTATTTCCTCCTTTTCCAAAGTTGTTGAACTTGGCAAACATATCCCTTTATTCCAGATATGTTCTGCATTAATTCCTTTAGTGAAATTATAATTTCTATATGCTTCCTGCTGTGAAAATGGTTTAAATACTGGCCTGGCTTGTACTCCTTCATCTAGTAAACCTTCTATGACCTCCCTTCTGTTACCCTCAACTAATACGCAAGTTAACCACCAATTACTTTGACAATCTTCTTGTTCCTTTTGAAAAATATATTGTGGCAATTCTTGCCGGTATAGATGGTTTATTCTCTTTTTCTTTTCTATAAATTCTTTTCTTCTTTGTAATTGGGCAATTCCTAAAGCTGCTTGCAAATTCGACATTCGATAATTGTAACCTATTTCCTCATGGTCATATTCTAGCTGCCCTGGCTGCCTTCCCTGGTTTATTAATATTCTGGCCTTTGCTATTAACTCTTTATTGTTACTAGCAATTGCACCTCCACTTCCGGTAGTTATTATTTTATTGCCGTTAAAACTGTAAACAGCAATATTCCCTTTCCTTTTATATTTTGCACCTAAGGCTTCGCAGGCATCTTCAATAACAAATAATTTGTGAATATTAGCTAACTCCATTATTTCTTCCATGCTAGAAGGATTTCCATAAAGATGAACAGGAATTATAGCTTTTGTACGTTTTGTTATAGCCTTCTCTATACTTGCCAGGTTGATTGTCCAAGTGTCATAGTCTACATCAACAACTACCGGCTTGGCCCCTGTATAAATTACCGCATTAACCGTGGCAACAAAGGATAAATCCGGTACAATTACTTCATCTTCCCTACCAATCCCTAATAACATTAGAGCTAAATGTAATCCTGAAGTACCACTGTTAACGGCAACTACATGCTTAAAACCAACACATTCAGCAAGTCTTTTCTCAAAATCCTCTATAAAACGGCCAGTAGAAACGTACCCCTCATGAACTGCCATTGAAATATATCGTTTTTCACGTTCGCCAATATTAGGAATAGATAATGGGATCACCGGCAAAAACCTTCCTTAAAAAGATACAGATTTTCTTTAAGCCAAGATATAGTTTCCTTCAAACCTTCCTCTAAAGTGTACTTCGGCTTCCAACCAGTTAATTCCCTCATCTTAGTGCCATCACAACATAACCTTTCAACTTCGCTGTTTTGTGGTCTTATTCTTTCTTTGGATTGGCAGCTAAGAAATTCTTTATTAGTTAATTTAGCAATCATTTCAGCTAAAGAAACAATACTTATTTCTTCTTCACTTCCTATGTTAATTATTTCACCAATACATTTTTCGTTAAATCCTATTTTTATAATTCCCCTGACTGTATCAGCAATATAATTAAAGTTTCTTGTTGGTGCTAAATTTCCTAAACTCAATCCCTTGCCTTTTAATAATTGAGTAATTATAGATGGTATTACCGCTCTTGTACTTTGTCTTGGGCCATAAACATTAAAAGGTCGTGCAATAACGACGGGTAAATTAAATGACCGGTAATAACTCAATGCCAATTGATCAGCAGCAATTTTTGTAGCTGCATAAGGTGATTGTGCGTTTAAAGGATGTTTTTCGTCTATAGGTATGTATTGTGCCGTTCCGTAAACTTCTGAAGTAGAAGTATGTATAACCATTGCACCTTTTCTATAAGCAGCTTCACATACGTTATAAGTACCCTCTAAATTAGTTTTAATATAAGCTAAGGGAGAAACATAAGAATAAGGTATACTGATTAAAGCAGCAAGATGAAAAACCTTTTCTACATCCTTAACTGCTTTTGATACAGTATCAATGTCTCGAATATCACCTGGACAAAACTCAATTTCTTTCTTTAAATCACTATAATCAAGCCAGCCATACCGGTTTTGCGAATTATAATGTATAAAGGCTTTGACGTTATGACCTTGTCTAATTAATTGTTCAGTTAAATGCGAACCTATAAAACCTCCTGCTCCGGTAACTAATATTTTAGACATCTAATCCTTCCTTAGCAGATATTCTGCATAATTAAAATCATTATTTGTGTCAATATCTATTGACCTTTCCGCCGGCATTATATAAGGATATGTCTTGTCCGTATAATACACCCGCTGGTTTTTTAATATATCATACCGGAAAATATATATTGCTCCATTAGGAATATAAAGCTGTTCTTCTTCTTGACGGTTTTTTAAGTTTTTTTCATCACCAAAATACTCCCGCAAAATTCCGTTTTCGTCAATACGCTTATACCATGAAATCGGTTGAGGCGCACAGGTTACGGAAATAACACTATCGGCTTTTTTTGCCTTAAATAAAACTATAGCATTATCTATATCCTCAGCTACCCTAAAAGGTGAAGTAGGTAGTAATGCTGTGAACACTCCCTCCGCCTTAGAGGCGGGGGCTTTCAGGCAATAGCCAGAGACTGTGTTCCCAGTCTCAAATGTATTGTTAGTAATATAATCTTCCGCTTGTTTATGTGTATAAGGAAAAATAAATTCGCTTTTCTTGTTGACAGTCTCCATCACATGAAGATAAGTATTAATTATTTTTGAATCATCTCGCGCTAGTTCAACAGGACGTATAAGCACTTCCGCACCGTATGTTTTGGCAACTTCAGCTATTTCTTCACTGTCAGTTGAACAAATTATTTTGTTAACAAAAAAAGATTTTTTAGCAGCCTCGATAGTATAAGCAATTAAAGGTTTGCCATTTAACAACTTAATGTTCTTTCCAGGCACTCCTTTTGATCCGCCCCGGGCGGGTATTATCGCCAGTATTTTAATTCCCCCTTTAAAACTTAAAACCCATCTTTCAACCACGCCAACACGATCTCCCTTTCAGTTTCCTGGCAAACCGGACACTGGTCTTGATCGTACCCTAATCTTCTAAACAGAGGAAGTTTGAAAATGGGTACAACATAGCCTCGTTTACACCCAAATATTTTATCATCAACCCTTGACTCGCCTTCAGTATAAGCATACCGATAAAATGAATGTTTACAGTCATCTCTTACATTTACAGGAAAATGTATGGCAAGTTCTCTAACCCTTCTAAGTATCCCATCTAGTTTTTTTAATTGTTCTCTGGCAATAGCCGCTTGCAGCTCGGTCATCCGCATATTCATTCCAACGAGAGTATCTTGTCTATATAATACTTGATACATATCGCCAACAACTGCTTCTGCATGGTTCATTAAAAGACGTAACTTGTGAGAAAGAAGAAAATCATCAGTAATTACAATTCCACCCTCCCCGCAAGTTAAATGTTTGTGATAATTTAAAGAATAAACCCCAATATCTCCTAATGTTCCGGCATATTTTCCTTTATAAGTAGCTCCAATAGCCTGAGCAGCATCTTCAATAACATAAAGATTATGTTTTTTTGCAATAGCATTTATAGCCTCAGCGTCATACGGTTGTCCAAATAAATCCACTACGATAATAGCCTTCGTTTTATCAGTTATCTTTTCTTCTGTTTTTGCAGGATCAATACAATAATAATCAGGTTCAATATCTACGAACACTGGTTTGCAGCCAAAATGTAAAGGCATTGAAGCACTGCAGCTCATACTATAAGGTGTAACTATACATTCATCTCCTGGCTTTAATCCAATAGCTGCACAGGCAAGCCAAAGGCCGCTCGTTGCACTGTTGCAGGCAACAGCATTTCCTGCATTAAAATATTTACACCATTCGTTTTCTAAGTCCTTAATTTCCTGTCCACCGTAAAAACCCGGTTCTCCCGATACATAATTTCCTACATAACCTGAAAGAATACCCTTCTCTAATACTCTTAAAACTGCCTCCTTCTCTTCTTTGCCAATGGCCATAAAATGCCCCCGTTCCTTTCGTAATCCTTTATGTTCCTAAAACCTGTAACATGTCTCCAAAGCACTTAATGCGTCAATTCCACTACACTTTAAATCCTGCTGTCCCTTCAAAAACATATACATATTATCTACAACATTCCATGAATCATTATCACGATAATCCCAAACAGGTTGGTCTCCTACCATTTCCTCCCGCCAATGGTACTTTTCAAAGAATAGTTCAATCTGCCATACCCTATAATCTACTTTCACTTCTGTTACCTTAATGTCGGCTGCTAAATCAATAAGATTATCCAGTCCAAACATCCAGTCTAAGAAAGAGGAAAAGTGCGAACCAGTGTGGATCAACCCTCTGTTATACTTCGCGCTGATATGAATAAGTTTTCCATACTCACCATTCTTATATTTTTGTTTTATATTTTCATAATATGGTTGATAATTTCTAGTATAATTTACAGCCAAAGGTATACCTACATCTTTATACAATTTTACTATTTCCGTTGCCTGCCGTAAATCTTCACAAATTGGTTTTTCCACTATTACAAGCCTTAATGGATACTGGGCTAATTTTTTTAAAGGTTCATAATGAGCATTATCATTAGTAGCTACAACTGCAACGTCAATATTTTCTTTCGTGAACACTCCCTCCGCCTTAGAGGCGGGGGCTTCTAGGCAATAGCCAGAGACTGTGTTCCCAGTCTCAAATGTATTGTTCGTAAATGCCTCTCCGATTGAATGGTATGGAATACCACCCCAAATAGATTGAGCTTTTTTTGCCCTCTCATAATCAATATCTACAAAACCGGCTAATTTAAATCCAAAGTGTTTAGTTAGAGCATGAGCAAAAGAAATATATTTATATTCTTTTCCACTTCCTGGCGCATCAGCCAAACAACCTTGGTTGCCACAACCCACGATTAATCCCTTATACATTTGTCAACTCCCTTGCAATTTCGTAATCTCTTAAATTACCAATGTCCAGCCAATAATCCTTTAAAGGAAACATACTCACACGTCTTGCTATTTTGTTTATTAATGCTGGCAAACTATAGGCCTTACCCTTAGGTATTAACTTTAAACATTCTGTGTTTAAAACATATATCCCTGCATTAATCTGGTGAGTAAAAATAGGTTTTTCATTTATGGTTAATACGTTGTGGCGTTCATTTCTTTCTATCACCCCAAAAGGTACTTGATATGTATATTCATAAGTACATACTGTCGCTATATTGTTTTCTTTTCCATGAAAATCTAACAACGAACCAAAATCAACTTTCGTTATAAGGTCACTATTCATCACAATTACCGGAAGATCACTTTTAATAGGCAGGTATGCCAATGCCCCCGCCGTTCCCAGTGGTTCTTTTTCGTCAATATAATTTATGGTTATCCCCCGTTGACTGCCGTTACCAAAATAATCTTTCAACTGATTGGCTAAATAATGAACACAGAAATAAAAATCATGAAATCCTTGACTTATAAAATCTTCCAGTATGTATTGGAGAAAAGGTTTATCTCCAACCATAAGCATTGGTTTAGGCGCCTTATCTGTCAATGGCCTTAATCTTTTTCCGTATCCCCCTGCCATTAAAACAACTTGGTTATCTTTCATACAAAAATCTACATCGTCCATAAGAATAACATCTAACAGTTTTCCTTGAGGGTCAATAACCGGCAGACAGCGAAGTTTTTGCGCCTTCATATAGGCTAAAGCCTTCTGTTCACCCTCACCATCCCATGCTTTAAAATCATGATTAATTATTTTCTCAATGCTCGTATCTAATGAAACACCATCTATAACAGCTCTTCGTACATCGCCATCGGTTAAAATACCGACAAGCTTGTCCTGATGATCAACAATACATATAATACCTTCGCCAGTTGTATTTAATGCTTTAAGGGCTTCCCGGACAGTTATATTTTCTAATACGGCAAGTTTATGCAAAGTCTTCCACCCCTAGTAATTCATCCTCTTTTATATCCCTTAACGCTGTTTTGCCAACCACTGCCATAATAAACCCAGGTTCTAAACCAGTACCAGGCCGTTTGCAAGTCAAGTCCTCTTCCTTAATTACCTTGCCTTGAGGAATACCACAAGCCGCCACTATGCTACGACGCATAGTTAATCTATTAGCTAATTCGTTATCTTTCAATCTACGAATACCATCGCTTAAGGAGAGATTAATTGTTCTAACAGAAGAAACCATTTGCCGCATTTCTTCCGGTGCTATAGATACAGCGCTGTCTAAGCTAAAAACCTCTTCTTCTGAACAGAAATGTTTTTCAATAACTGCTGCTCCTAAAGCTGCCGCTCCTATTGCACCTAATGAACCCTTAGTATGATCCGAATAACCTACCGGATAAGAATAATTTTGCGCAAGCGTTTGTATATAACGAAGATTTACCGTGCTATAAGGATTAGGGTAATCAGACACACAATGCAGTAAAATTATTTGTTTATTTCCCGTATTTTCAATAGTTTCCACCGCAAGCCATATTTCTTCTTCTGTCGCCATACCAGTTGACAGCATAATAGGTAAACCTTTATTTGCAGCGTAAGCAAGCAAGGGATAATTGTTTATATCCATTGAAGCAATTTTAATATAAGGAGCACATAAAACATCTGCTAAAAAATCAACGTTTTCTTTAGAAAATACGGAAGCAGTGAAGTCAATTTTAATTTTATCGCAATAGGATTTTAGTTCTTTAAAACCATAAGCACGCAAACAATGTTCATTTAACTCTGTTTCCGTAATGCCTAATTCCGCAATAGCTTGTTTAGAGAATAAACTCCTCGGTGTCCACATCTGTACCTTTACAGCATCACATCCGCACTTAGCGGCTTTATATGCCAGAAATTTAGCTAAATCCAAACTTCCTAAATGATTACTGCCAATTTCTGCCACAACATAAGGGAATTTATACATAGCAATTTCACGATTGCCGATTAAAATGGACATTTCTTTAGTCCCTCCCACCACATTGAATTTTTAATGGCAGGGTTAAGATAACCTCGATTTCGATCGTTCCGACGGTAAAAAGTAGCAGTATCATTTGTATAAACCGCCTTATTACCTGCCTGTAGCACTAAGGTAAAAAAACTCCAATCAAAAACAAGCTTAAAATCAGGAATTTTATTTAAAAGTTCTTCATCGTAAACACTTACGGCAATAGCCGTATTTGACATACCCAGACAATTCTTATCTCTTATAAAATCTTCCCCTATTATTTCCCCGTTTTTCAACCTGTCGGCAAACATGAACTTAGGTTGGATTAATCCTTCTGTATCGAAAAACACAATTTCGTTAAAGACTACTTTATTCTCTGCGAGTAATGTTTTCGATGTTTTAATGCGGTCTCCTGCCATATAATCATCAGAATCCGTCAGAATTAATGCCTCGTATCCTTCCTCTTTCGCCCAGGCTAAGCCTGCTTTACGGTTTCGAGCAATAGTACCGTTAACTTGTTTAATTTTAACGTCAAATCGATTAGGTGAAAAAAGGACTTTACATAGTACCTCTCCCCCTTTTTTTTCCGTGATTTGCTTCGCAAATAGTTCTTTAATATTCGCCTGGTCATTTACAATTAGAAAATCGAAGTCTTTATCAAGCTGTTGGTTTAAAGACGTTAGCAAATCATTAAAGTAAATCTCTACTCCAGGGTACGTAAAGGTCAAAACGGCCGTTCGCATAATTAGGTTCTCCTTTCAGCCTGTTGTTTTTGGCACATGATATACTGGAAATTCTTTTTCTTTCGCCTTTTCCCCCTCCTCATGACACTTTACTTCGATAGTAATATACCCAAACGGCATGATTTTAAACTTAACATTACTTTTTGTCTGTACTTCTTTCATGACTTAACCTCCTTTCAATATTGACATTATACTCATAATATGATATTATATATTTAGTAAAATATAAAGGAGGTATGTTTTATGGAATTAGTACACCCGATTAGAGACAGAAAAAAAATTAAGGCAATGAAAAAGGCCCTTTTAGAAGGCCCGCAAGGTTGTCGCAATCATCTGCTATTTGTTTTAGGTATTAACTCTGGCTTGCGAATTAGCGACTTATTATCCCTTACCTTTAACGACATCATTAACGGAAATGGTGTTAAAAGCAATATAAAAATGAGGGAAAACAAAACAGGAAAATTGAAAGACTTTCCATTGAGCAAAGTTTGTATTGACGCAATCAATACTTACGTTACAAATAATCCTTACTCTGCTTTAAGTGATTTACTATTTCCTATCAGCCGTACCAGAGCATGGCAAATCATAAAGCAAGCGGCTATTAATGTAGGTATTGAGGAAAGAATAGGCACTCACAGTCTAAGAAAAACATTCGGCTATCATGCGTTTAAAGCCGGTGCAGACATCACTAGGATACAGAAGCTGCTAAATCACTCAAGTCCAGGGATAACACTAGCGTACATAGGCATTACCAAAGATGAGTTGGATGGCATATATTTGAATTTGAATCTGTAGTACCGTATTTTTTTGTGGGAATTTTTATCGCATATATAAAGGGTTGGGGGGTGGTTTTGAACCCCCCGGCCTCTGGCTTGCTAGTTGTCAGCAATTAGTTTCCAGTGGTTCTTCCGCCGGCTGCTGTTCTTTGTCAACTTTCTTTTCCGTGTTGGTGTACTCCTCCTTCACCCATTCAGGCAGCACTTTGTCAAGCTGCTTTCTGAATATCAGATACAAGTTCAACGGAATCCGGTTGCTGCTAAAGAAATAGATTGGGTTTATATAGAATTGCGTTTCCTTCTTCCCCTCAACTTCCACATACACCCGGGCCAATATTCCCAAGTAAATCATTTTCCGTATAAAAACGCCGGTCTGGTACGGTTTTAAATCGATTATCTTTCTAATCTGCTCCATACTATAAGGCTTAATGCTGCCGTTTCCACGGTAACCAAGCATGTTTGTATTCGCCCATATTTTCTTTGCCAGAATTGTTAATTTACCAATCTCGGCATGTGTCAATTCTTTCGGGAATGGCACATCAAGGAATGACTTGGTAAATGATTTCCTCGCCCAAAAAAGATAGCCTTTTTCTTCGTGAAAAGCAGCCGCTATGTGTTGGACTTTGCACGAATGAACCTGCCCGGTTGCATCATCAACAATGCGTGTTTCTTTTATCACTTCTTCAACCACCCCTTCAGTATTTATTAAGTTTATCAAGTTGGTTTTAGGGCTATATTTTAAGCCGGTTTTCGATGCAAAAACCAACGTGTTATTCTAGCCTTAACCCTTAGGGATTCTAAGCCTCATGGCGATCTGGCTATGTAAAGATACCATAGTATGTACTATCTATCTTTACATGATTAGCCCATCGTTTGAAAGAGAAGTTGATGATTTTCAGCGGCCCCATCCGCCGGTAACTGGCGACCTAGGGGTAGTTAGTTTAAGGAAAGGTACATGTATACACAGTATCTCTAACCCCCTTGGGATACCCGTTTTGTCCCCTCCCCCCCTCTTCACTAGGGAAAGGGGAAGGGTAGTAAGCGAAAGGAGGACACTTACTACCCTAGTCAGGAGGCAAGATCTATTTCACTCAATGCTATTGAGTGAAGCATCAACAAGGCAGTGTTTCCGTGCTCTGCCTACGTTTTTCGTATTCGGAAAGCATAACATCTAGCTGCGTATCAGGAATACCGTCGTAGGAAGCAGTGAAACTCCCCTGAAGTTCCTGCACGTCTCTCCAACCGTAGTTTTTCAGCGCAAAAATAGCTCCGGCAGTGTTGAATCGGCTGGTGAGCATGATAGTTTCCGCGTAGTTCTCGCAGTAGGACTTCAGCTTTTTGATCGTCTGCGAGAACTGGTGATCAGGAGCATGGTCATCATAATCCCCTGTTTCGTATTCTATCAGTCGCTCTCTCCACACGCCTAGGTGTATACACAGGCCCGTGATCAGTATCGGCTCACCCTTTTCCTGGCACATAGACACATACTCCATGCCCTTCCGGTACAGTTCTGCCGCCGACGTGAACGTTCTAGGCCTGCCAGCCACCTTTTTTTCTTTTTCCGCCTTCGGCACGAAGTTTTTCGCCATAACTACACCCCTCACATAATAATAATATAACATACCTTCCTCCTACAGCCGCTTCCCTTTTGCGCCGCTTTTCACCCACAAACATAAGTTCGGAATTGACAAGCAAGCGTGCATGTGCTATGCTTGAAAAAACAGCCTCGCCGGCGGGCTAAAGCCGGCAGAAAGTGAGGAAGATAAAATGAAGAACCGAGTATTTTTACGAAACCCTATAGTAGGCCAGGAAATTCTGGTCTTGGCAAAAGAAAAAACCTTTTCAAGACTGTACAAGAGGGCAAAAGTGGTTGAAATTATGGAGGAAAACGAGGACTATGTGAAAATAAGATATGAATGCAAAAACGGAGACGTCGAAACCTTCTCCGTTTCGAAAAGGGGGGATAAAAATTTTCTGGTAGCAGTTTGAAAACTCCGCCAGGAAAACAGCCTTGCCGGGGGCATTGTACCCGGCAGAAAAGGAGGAAAAAAAAAATGAAGTTTCAAAGTCACACAAGAGAGGATTTGAGAGAGAATCTGGAAGAGAACCCGGTACTGAAAATATGGGAACTGACTACTCCAACTGGGAGGGAGGATGATGTCCTCCTGGGCGAAAACAGAAAAGAAGTTATGTTTGACCTCTCCAACCATCACGGTTGGGGAGAGGTAGAGGAGGTGGACGGAGAGTATGTCTCAAAGTCCACCATAGACTTCACATACTGGAAAATGCAGCGAAACGGCTTGCCGGTCGGGTGGAAACTTCGGGAGGTAGAGCTGGAAGAAATTGCCCGTGAGATGGAAGACTAGCCCGCCAGAAATTAGCCAGCCGGGGGCTTTGTACCCGGCAGAAAGGGAAGGAGGAGCGGATTAATGCAAGTATCTTTATCAACTAGGATATCGCTCGATACCTATCGGGCACTTGTAAAACATTGCAAGAACTTTAAGTTGTCGCAAGCGAAGGTTGTCGAGCTTGCGTTAAAAGAATATCTTGAAAGAGAAAAAAGGGAAAAGTAAAGACTTAGGCATTCGAAGAAGGAGGTGAATTTATATGAGTAGCTTAGAAAAAATTATTCTAGTAGTATGCGCAGTGACTTTTTTAGACTGGTTTAAAACATGGCTTAAAACACGGCAGAACACGGCAAAACATGGCCAAACTGAAGAGATAGACAAGTAGCATAGGCTAAGTACCATGTCATTAATTTAGAAGGGCTTAGAAAAGTAAGGAGGGAAATTTTATGCACCGTCGTTGGATTTTGTTAATTATTTTGTTGTTGCTTTTTTTAGTTTTTGTTTTTCGGTGGGAGGAGGGACCAAAAGAAATAAGAAAAGACTCTGATGGAAACGCCACAATAATTTACAAATATGACAGGTGGAGTGGTTGTAACTGGGCAAAAATTTATTTCCCTACCTCTACTGGAATAATAGTCAAAGAAGTAGTGGCAAATAATCCTTATTTTAATAAGGATCGTAGTAAGAAGCAACTTAGAATAAGAAACCGTCTTACCCTGGCGTGGGGAATAGTTTTCGTTACGGTTATGTTTTTGACCGTCAAAGGGTTTCTTAATATCTCAAAAGGTGAAAAAAAGAAAGGAGAAACGGCAATTCCCATACCGGATAAATCAGGCAGTCCCCCTACTCTAGTTTCCAAAAAAATTGGAAAGATTAAATTAAAAAGATACCTGTTTCTTATAAAGCAACCTTAACAGCTAAAGGGAGGTGGAAAAAAGCCGCTGGACTACCGAACCGGCGGCTTTTAATTTCAAATTTTCTCAGCCACCCGTATAAGGTAATCCTTTTCTATAGCATCTAATGAGATCATCCGGCATAGTTTTGCTTCCGCATTATACCGTATGTCATTGCTATGACTAAGCCCATATTTGACCGTATCTGCTACTTGCTGAGTAGTGAGATTCTTAAAATAAAACAATTCCACTACATTTTTTTCTCTTGGCCTTAAACTGCTTATCGCATTATTTATCTTCTCTACCAGAGTTTCATAAACAACCGTCTCTTCTATGATATGCGTCTGCTCTTCACTAAATAAATCCTGTCCTAGTTTTCTGAAATTCAATGCGGCCCATACTGTTTTATCGGCGGTTATATTTGTTTGTACTGCACTCTTAGTAGTATCATAGGGCCGCAGTACTAAGCTTTCGATAGCCTCATTATCTATATCTTCTTTATGCAACAATAATAATCTTTGCATATCACATCTCGCATTTTTTGCCATAGCAACGAGAGTATGATAATTTTTAAGCAAAAATATTAATTGAAAGTGTGTGATCACAGTGACTGCTCCTTTCTTTTTAGGCGTCTAGTCTGTGTGATTCGGGCAGGAAATAACAGTGCCCAATTGAATAGTTTTGTACTCATCCTTTACTTCTGTATATTTTATCACCGCTCCCGGTACTTCTTTCTCCGGCCAGCAGCAGGCACCCCAGGGGACAGCCAAGGAACATGTCCAGCACAGGGAAGTGGAGGTTCTACGATCTATTTTTTTACGCTTGTAGATGCTTCCATCCTTTTGGTTTATTGGGATATTGTTCACTTCAGCTAGTCTACCCACTGTATCCCTTGCCATTTTTAAGATTTTTGCTTTTTTTGATAAGCTTAGATCACTTCTAGATACTACTCCCACGAAGTTCTCAGGTAGTTTTTTTCTTGGCATTACCATCGGCTTCAACCTCCTTTTCAATTATAGCAAAGTGATCTGGTGAACTCTTTTCGAGACTGCTTTTTTTTCTTCTTGTTTTGGCTCAGGTTCTACGATCCGGTTTAAGTATTCATAGCGATTGTCGTTGGAGACCCCCGGATTCATCCGGGGGAGGAAAACGACTTCCTCCTTTCTTTATTTGACAATTTGTTTTTAATATGATAATATATGAATATGAAATTAACACGCACTATTAAAATCAAACTAAATATTCCTGTTGACGAAATTAAACCAACGCTGGAAGCATATACCGACGCTTTTAACTATGTCTGTCAAACAGGTTGGCAAGATAAAGACCTTAATGGTGTTTCTTTGCACCATAAAACGTATCGAATTACGAGAGTTTACCTCCCTTCACAGCTTGCCGTTTCTGCCAGAATGAAGGCTACAGAAACGCTTAAATCTATTAAGAAGAAACAAAAAGCAACTTGTCCACGAAGCAAACTTTGCTCCATCAGGTACGACGCAAGAAGTTATAATATCTGGTTTAACAGAAACGAAATTTCCCTTTTGACTGTTAATGGCAGAAAGAAATTCTTGATAATTATTCCAGAGTATTTCAAACAATATCTTAATTGGAGACGTACTTCTGCCGATTTGTTCCTGAGAAGAAACGGCATATTTTTGCATATAATTTTTGAAAAAGAAATTTCTGATATTAATCCTTCCGGCCAGATTATTGGTGTTGATAGAGGAATTAACAAAATAGCCGTAACCTCTAACAATCATTTTTTTAATGGTGGACAAATTAAAAATGTTTCTAGGCGTTATGAGAAATTGAGAAGTGCTTTGCAATCTTGCGGTAGTAAGTCGGCTAAAAGACACCTTCGTGAAATTTCTAAGAAGGAGAACCGTTTCAGAGCCGATGTTAACCACCGCATTACAAAGCAAATAATTAATTCTCTTTCCCCAGGAACTACAATTATTCTTGAAGATTTGAAGTCTATTAGACAAACTTCCCGGCTTCGTAAAAAGCAACGTAAGCAACTGCATAAATGGAATTTCTTTCAGTTTCAACAATTTCTTACTTACAAAGCCGAAGCCAAAAGAATACGGGTAGAATATGTTGATAGCCGGTATACTTCGCAAAAGTGTTCCGTCTGTGGCTATACTTCCCGTTCTAATAGACAACATCAATCTGTCTTCAAGTGTAAACATTGTGGTTTCTCCCTTAATGCAGATTTAAACGCCTCTAGAAATATCCGTCAAAATTACCTGGACGCTATATGCCATCCGGGTAGGGCTGCCGTCAACCAGCCTATCGTATCAGCTTCGGCTAGTTACAAGCCTCCGACTTCAGTCGGGGGTAGTTGACCAACCTATATTGCCGTATTCTTTTTCCAATAGATCTTTAATACCCCGCGCCAGAACATACATCCCGCCGTGACTCTCGATCTGCCGCTGAAATTCTTTTTGCGCATCGCTTTGACGGCCGCCGGGCCTTTTTACCTCGATCCAGACATGCCGGCCGTCTTTGATCGCGTACAGATCGGCAATCCCTGGATGGCAGCCTAAAGTTTGAAAAATATTCACTACGTACCAGCCGTGCCAGCGCAAGAAGTCACGGATTACGGCCTTAACTTCAGATTCCCTGACTACCTGCACTTCTTTTTTTCGCATCCTTTTCTCCCTTCCATCCTGCCGACAGGCGGTACTTCCTCCTAATCTGCTCCGCCTGCTCCGGCGGCAGCGGCGGCCCGTACTTCTGGATTATTGCCAGCCGCTCTTCTTCGGAAAGCCAGTAGGTGACTACATTATTTCTCGGCATTTATCACCCTCGCAATCCATTCAAACCAAATCTGCTTCTCGTAGCACTGCACCAGACACGGCCATATCTTCAATTTCTCTACCAGGTACCCCTGCTTCGCCAGCTTCTCCCACACCATTTCCGCCGCCGTATCGGGATCGGGAGCTGTTATGCGGCTTTGGAGATATATATTATCCATCGTCATCAGCAGCCTCCTTTTTTCCATGTGAAATATCCGTGAACATTAAGTAAGGTATACACTCCAAACAAAACCATCTGCGCATAGTCTTTACGTCCTAGTGCCAAAGCAATCCAGAACAAATTCCCTGTACTCCAGACCACAAATCCTATGCGCTTCTGATAGTTGATTAAAATATTCCCGGTTAAAGATAAACCTACTGCGAACCAACTCATTTTTCCTCCTTTTCTTTCTGCAGCCAGGCGACTAACTTATCTGTCTCCCTTTTAATTACAGATAAACTATTTATCATAATAGGCGGCACTGTTGTCTCTAATATTTCATGCAAGCCTTCAATTAAATTATAATATGTGTTTATTCCGTATTGCCGTAAGACTTCCTCAATGGCTTTAGTTTTTCACGATCCCTATCTGTATTTTTTAATTCTGTATTTGCTTTAAGTAGTTGTTCATTTAATTCGTAAATCTCTTTTGCCATTTTACTTTTTACCATATAGCCTAATTGTCTTTTATTTTCCTTGTCCACTAACCATGCTTCAATATAGTCTCTTGTGGTACTGAAAAAAGGATGTTTTTGTACTTTATCGCGTGAAATTATGAGATAATAAAGCATTTCCCAGGATATTTCTATATCCCGAAACAATGCTTTTCTTTTGGTAAATATACAATCTTTTTCAGGATTGTAATAAATTAATCCTACATCTTCCGGTAGTTCTTCAAGTTTTACCAGATTCATAGGACATGCAAAGTAAAAACGATGGCAATATTGACGATAACCAGGCCATTTTTCATCTCTAAGAAAATCTTGGCGACTAATTTTTACCTCGTATCCTGTAATACAAGGCTTCGTCCATGACTTTTTAAACGCTACGGCATCTAGACGTAAAAGATTATGGCTAGACCATGTAGGTCCGTTTTTCACTTCGAGATAAAAGGCATCTTTATGTAAATGTCGCTTATTAATTTGCCTTAAAATCAAATCTGTGCGTGGTTGACAGTCCTTGGTTTTAGTCTCCACTAATTGCCCTCCTTCTTTTCTGATGTTTCTTAAACGTCACAAATTAAACATGGTTCTTCTTCCGGTTCCGGCCACAAGTCAAGTTGCGCTTTATCTGCTCTCCGTAAATTTTCTAGCGTAAACCTTTGATTCCAGCCTACGGAATGCTTATGTGTCGCAAGATTTTGTTTTTCCCACTCAACCGCTACTTCATATAAAGTCGGATGATGTTTTGAAAGATTTAGCCAATCGCTTTTCCTTTGAAAAAAGCAACAAAAACAGGAAACATTAGAACGCCATTCATACACTGGACAAAGTAAATCATATTTGATACAAATCTTCTTTACATCTCTTTTAGCAAGACCTGCATCTGCGAGGGGATATGTGAAATTTAGCCCTCCTCTTGCTCCTTTTTTGTATCTTCTTGGCTCGTCTGCTCTTATCCCTATACAGACTTCATCAGCTTTCATTTGTACATGATATTTATCCATTGGTCTTTGTTTTAATTCGCCTGTACACCACCTTATCCGGGGACCAGGTATCATATATCCGTAATGCACAAAATGCTGAAAAAAACTACCATTATTTACTACAGTAAGCTCTTTTCCTACTTTTTGCGCAAGTCTAGGAAGCAGCCAATACACTTCCGGCAGCTCAGCCCCCGTATCGCTAAACACCATTTCAAATTCCTCTCCCCGTTCCCAAAGAAGCAACGCCATAGCTGTACTGTCAGCCCCGCCTGAAACACATACATATTTCATTTATTTATTCCCCTCCAGTTTTTAAAGTTTGTTGTTTAATTTAAACTAGCCCTCCTTTCGTTTTTAAGCCACTTTTAATTAGCAGTTAGTACTTTCGTACCGGGGCGGTGCTTAAGTCTTCGTTTTGGCCGTGTTTTGTGCGTGTTTTAGGCCTTTGACTTCCGGTGATCTTTCTTTTATTCTATTTCTTTATGGGGAGTGTTCACTGCCGGCCTCTTCATTTGTAAAAATCGCAGTAACTGTTCACTGTTAATTTTATTGCCGTCCAAAAACATTCCACCATCATTAGGATTTGTGTTTTCAAATACCAATACGTGGAAACCAAAAAATTTAGGATGGAATTTACCACACCAAGACAATATTTCAAATATCTTTTTTTGATAAAATTTAGGTTGCTGTCCATATCGTTTTTCCTCAATAAACATCCATTGACCTGTCTTATGATTTTGCCAAACATAATCAACGTTTGTAGTAATATAGCCATGACTGCTATCAATTTCCTTTTGTTCTCGTAGCCACAAACCGAATTCTGTTGAATGAGTATCTCTACGCTTTTGTGTCATTTCAGTCTCCTTCTCCAGACGGCAAGGTCGCGGTATAGACTAAGACAGATTTTTTTATCCTTTGCAACTTCAACCATCTGTGCATTGTATTGCTGTGTTGAATATGGCAAGATATAACGTGCCTCTATGTCATAGGTATCCGATAGCATAGTATTTATCTTGAAGATATGATCTTCCCAGGCAAGGTTGTTTTTGTATTGCGTAGGCTGTATCACAAACGCAACCTTATTAGTCTTCTTAATTTTGATTTCATCCAGTAAATGCTCAATACTGCTGTAAAATTTCTGTAAATCCATATTACCTAAATCGTCTGGGCTGTCGGAGTAAGCACCTTCGGCTTGTTTCCAGTAAGGTGGGTCTAAAAATACCATATGCGGTTTTGGCATACCATTAGGTAGTCCGTCTTTTATATCATGTTGCTGAATATCTTTTTCGCGCCCCGGCTTTACGATTCTATCCGTGCAGTAATAACGCCGCAGCATTTCCTTACAGGCATCTACCGTTGTTCCGCCGCCTGCGAATGGATCAAAAACAATATCCCAAGGCTCGGTATGGTAATAAAGTAGCGACTTCATGAAGTAAAGCGGGAAGCTGCCAAAGTGAGAGGTTGTTGAGTTATCCTGCTTTTGCAAGCTCCAGATGTTGTAAAGCGGTGGTGAAAAATCTTTACAACTTTCTCCGCGCGCGGAATTTTTTGTTAGAATTTTGCTTACGGCTTGTTGTGTAACACCAAATATTTCGGCAATCATTTCCTGCGTATATTGCGCGTGTAAATACATATCAAGGATCATCTTCTCTTGTTCCTCTTTTTCTTGTTTACGCTGTCTCTCGGTAGCTGCAAAAACAACTGTTTTTGATAGCCCTAACGCCTCCATTATCTGCTCTATGTTGAAACCTTTAAAATATAAACGTTGGATGTTTCTTCTATTCTCCTCAGCAGATGTGCGTAAACCGTGTTTTGTATTTGACGCATAAGACGCCAACTCAATATAATCCCTGTTTGTTGTTTCGTGTATAAGTATTTGCATTTCGGCGTCCACTCCATAGACGCGCTGAAATGCTTTCCATCGGTGATACCCGTCGATTAACGTGTAATCGGCTGCCACCTCCACTAATTTTTCACCAGCCATAATCTGGTCAATATTTGATTCATACTCCGTGATGAGTGCTTGGTTTGGATCAAACCTTGCGTAGATTTCTGAATCAAACATGATCTCTGAGGCCTTAATTATGCCTTTTCGTTTTTCAACTTTTTCAATTATCATTGTTATATCCCTTCTTCTTGTAATATTATCTCGTCAAACCATTCGCCCCACAATTGATATTTTTGATACTTTAAATGCAGTGCTTCTTCAATGTTGATAGGCACATTAGAATATACACCTACTATGCGCAGCATAATAGGACTGTACATTTGTAACTGTGATAGACGTTTTTCCACGTTATCTGCCCTGCCTATTTTAACTGGCCCACCATTTATGGGCTGAATAAAATATACGTTCGTCAGTTTGTCTCCTTGTTTAGCTTGTTGGTCGTATTCTCTTTGTAAGTTGAATAAGTGTAGCGAAACACTGTCGTTGGGTATAAATACGCCTTCTTCTATTAAGCCTGCTGGCCATTGTTTTAGCGGCTCTGGACACACGTCCGGCGCAATAAAGCCTATTCTTACATCCACTTGATTAGCCTCAAATCTTGGATATAAATCGTCTCGGAAAACTATATCATTTGTTTTCACTTAGAATTTCTCCTTTTTCCGTGATATTTTTTACTACAATCTGGACACACTTGAGAATTTCCTGAATGAATTACTGTATTTCTTTCATTCACTTCCGCCCTTCTTTTCTCCCTTTACTAGATACTTCTCTAGTGTTTTTTGGGCAATTTCCTGGAGTTCCTGTATAGAAATAACGTCTTCTAAATCTTCGGCCAGATATTTTTTATCTGGGTCTATCTTTATCGCGGTCTTTTTCTCGTGGATGAAATTCTTCAACCGGCGAAGTTTCGTCCAAGTCCAAATTACTTCACCTTCTCTTTAGTATTTTGTATTTGCCAAAAATTACAATTTTGACACCTCCAGTATCTTCTTCCGCGAAAATTGTAATCATCCTTTCTTTTAAAACTGGAAATTCTCCTGGAAAAATTTGACCGCAACCCTAAGCGCAACTGGACTGTGGATAACTTGTGGATAAGTCCCGTCAGGCCTACTCCTGCATGGGCGCAACCGGTTGCGCTCCTAAAACCCGTCAGCCCTACTCCTGCAACGAGCGCAACCGCAATTCTCTATATATATATATATATAAATACAAACAGTCATTTTGGTTTGTATTTGTATTTAATATATAAAACTCTCTCAAGGGTTAAAACATGTTTTTAACAAAAACCGGTTGCGCCTAAGGGAGAGTAAGGCTTAACCCTATAGCGCAACCAAACGCAACCCAAACGCAACCGTATAGTTGCGCTTTTCCACTCATTCCCATTATTGTCAATAGACTTCGTCGTCAAAGCGCATCCCCCATTTATCTCCTATTTTCACGAAGTGCTTGTCTTTATGTTTACTTAGAACCGCTCTGGCATTACCAGGACTTAGATCAAACTCTTCCGCTATTTCCTTAATCGTTTTAGACCCGTTCATTAGAAGAAAATTTTTAATACGCTGATATACATCAATGTGTTTTTCAAAATCTTCATATCCTGATACATCCATAATATCTTGCTTTGAAATTTTCACTCCTTTATCAAAAGATATTTTTAAACTTTTAGGTAAAAGTAATTTCCCAAGGTTATTCTTCTTGTGCAGTAACAGCAGGTCAAAAGCATTATCTCCCGCGTCCTGCTGTTTTTTCAATTCAAATATACTTCTGGCCATATTTGTAAAATATACACTTCCAAAAGGAGTTGTTTTTTTATCTCCCAGGTTTTTAGCCGTGTGAGTAATCAACAAGCTTGTTACGTTCAACTGTCGCAGGGCACTGAAAAAATTAATAGCCGTTGCTGCTTCTAGCAGGTTTCCTTTTGCGGTAGATGCTCCAATACTGTCTAGAATTACAAAATCAACATTGTTTTCGACGATAATCTCTTGTATGTTGCCTACATCATCAATCAAAGGCAGTGAGCACTGGCGATACAGAACAGATAATCTTTCCTCTGTATTCCAACCGTTACCTATGTTCTCAAGCCTATGTGCTATATCCGAATCATCGCTTTCGTAATCCAGATATAAAGGCACTGCCTTTTGAGGATTCATACCTAAAGGATTTCCTTTAATCTCATATTTACAAATTAAGGCTAAAGTTAGTGCCAGGTATGATTTAAAAGTACCCCCCTCGCCATATAGAACCGTTGGCTTACCCTTAACTAAAAACGGCTCTAGGAGATATTCAATTTCATTGTTTTGCGTATTACGTTCTACAAGAATAGCAGGAGTACCTTTTCGGTACTCCGCTATCGCTATAACAGACATTTGCTCGATAATTTTAAGCCAATCAGCACTACCCCATTGGGCTTCTAAGGATTTAATTAACTCTTTTTTTGTCCTGGAAGATATTAGGTTTAATTGGGTTTGGTGAATATGTTTAACAACCCCGTTCAGGTTACCTTTTATAAGCAACTCTGCGGTAATTCTACCGTCGGAGTGTTCTCGTATTCGGGATACGAAAATATAAATACCTTCTGCCTCCCAATAAAATTCTTGTTTATCTGAAGATAGCTTTTTATGAGCAGGTAGGGACATTTAAAGATCAAATCCTTTGTTTTGAATGTTTAGTTTCCTGGTTGGTTGATTGGTTGGCATAATATTAATTTCTTTTCTTGCCTCTTTTGTTTGCTGGTAACTTAATTGAAAGCTTTTCCACTCATTCAGTAAGTTTTTTAACACGATATGGTTTTCTTTTAGTTCACGTAAAATTTCCGACAGTATCCCTATTTCTGAATTACCCTTTTCGCCAGAATTTCTTGGCGTCAGGCCAATATCATTGTAGTAATCTAGCCAGGCCGGCGAACAAGGAAAGTCAATAAAGTCTTCGTAGTCTTTGGCCATGTGAATCATCTCCTTTTGTTTTAAATTTCGTCTACCATTACTTCACCTAGAATGTTTACGGCTTCTTTGTAGGCTTCAAACGCTTCGTATTCGTTGGTGTAAAGCCCTAAATATTTAAGGACGCCGTTAATATAAATTTTAGCCACCCATTTATTCCCTCCCTTATGCCAATAAACACCAGGGTAAACAGACGACTTTTTTTCATGACGGTTTTGCAGATTTTGCCGATTAGTTACAATTCTTAAATTTACTTTTTGATTGTCAAGTCCTTCACCGCTTATATGGTCAGTATCACCTGGCTTATCAATAATACCTAAAATTTGTCTGTGCATGAGAACAAATGTGGGATACCCATTTTCCCTTTCAAGTTTAGTCGAATTTCGTGTAGCGTAAAAAATATTATGTTTTTTATTTGCGCACCATCTGTACCTATTTATTTCCTCATAATCCTCATCATCCACCAACGCTACTTTCCCCTGAGTCAACTGTATCTTTTTCACCAAACCTCAATCTCCTCTCCATTGATATTTTCTTCTAATTCAAATAATATCGGTTGCGAATTTTCTCTCTCGATTTGTTGCAAATTTTTGACTGCCTGTTTCCAATAACTATGTTTCAACTCGATACCTATATGCCGGCGACCAGTTTTGATTGCAATATAGCCGGTTGATCCAATCCCATCGAAAGGATCGAGCACAATATCGCCTTTGTTTGTCCAAAGTTGTATTGCCCTTTCAATTACCTGAAGTTGTAAAGGACAAATATGACGCTCGTCTTCCTGTTCTCGTGCCGATTCTTTTTGAAGAGTATTTGATTGATTAATGTCCATCCATACGGGACTTGCGTAGCGTCGCCATACGTGATGCGAATAAACCGGATCAGTTTTAGACATTGATACTGTTCTGTGTTTACGGCTGTCTTTAAGCGTTGGTTCTACTTTTGGAGCTTTTGGTTCGTTTTCGCCCACGAACCCATTAAAGCCATTAGGATGAGATATCGGCTCAAAGTTTTCTCCAGGTTTACGGACAGTAATAAGATAATCAGGTAAACCTTGCCGACACATAGCCGAATCTTTTATTATTTGTTTATGCATTAATCCTAGTGCTTTTGTTCTTGTAGCTTCAATTAAAGGATCTTTCCAAATCACTACTCTGGAATGATATATAAAGCCCTCATTTTGAAACAATCTTAATATATCACCCGGAAAATCCTTGAGGCCAATATATCCGTCCCGTTCCTTCATAGCCGGAATATCCATACAATGAAAGGATAATAATCTCCCCGGCATTATTACTCGGTATAGTTCTTTTACTAAAAATCTAAAATGATCCATAAATTCCTTTTCCTCCCGACAATTCCCCATATCTCTGTTACTATTTGAGTATGTATATAAACTTGCAAATGGAGGACTAAAGATTGAATAATGAATTGAATTATCTGAAATGTTTTTAATAACATCTACACAATCACCTAGATGAATTTCCCAATTAGTACCCTTAGCAACATCAGTAGCGTATTCAGATATTTCACGCGAAGTCCTTTTAATATTTTTCTTAGTGATTTCTTGAGTTGCGCTTATCATCCCTTGTATCATCTCCTTAAATTCTTTTTCTTTACGTTTAACGTTTTCTACAATAGCACCTTCGGACTCGGAAACCACTATATAAACATCAACGGGCTTTTTCTGTCCGAATCGCCAACATCGCCGAATGGCTTGAAACCATGATTCAAAAGAGTGATCTAACCCACAGAAAATCTGCTTAGAGCAGTGTTGCCAATTCATACCATGTCCAGAAATACTTGCCTTACTAATCAGTTTTTGAAACTTATTCTCGCTAAAATCTAATAAAGATTGCTCCTTATATTCAGACGAATGACTTCCTCTAATTTCAACAGCCCCATCTACGATTTTACTAAGCAATTCTGATTCATCATTTAGATAACACCAAATAATACACGGCTCATCGAGTGAATTTGCTATCTTTGCGCAAGCATTCACTCGATCGGTTAAACTGTTTCTTTTAGCCTTCCTTTGATCGTTTAATGTCAATGCCTCCACCGCAAAAAGAGATCCCTCCGGTGGTTTATCAACTTTAACCGTAACTTGTTGTATATTAAGCGGTGGTAAGTTAAAACCATTATTGTCATAACCTAAATCGGATGGATTTTCCATCATCACTGCCCAGGAAGCAACCCATTCCCAAAATTCATTTTTCGAGTGGCCTTTTAATCTCCATTGACTTGTCCTACCACCATCATGGACAAAAAACATAGATAGCATTTCGCGGTAGCTCATCACACCTAAAAATTCGGCATGATTACCCAATTCCATGTAATCATTTGGAGCTGGTGTAGCAGTACAAGCCAATTTATAAGGAGTATTACCGAAAGATTCGATAATGGCGTTACGGGTTTGAGAATTGAAAGATTTCAGTATTCCCGACTCGTCAAGCACAACACCAATAAATTTATTAGTATCAAATAAATGGATTCTTTCGTAGTTTGTAATGTTTATTCCAGGTTTTACGTCTTGTTGGTTGCGACAAAGATGAACTTCAATTCCGAACTTCCTGCCTTCTCTAACTGTTTGATGGCTGACAGCTAGAGGAGCAAGGATAATAATATTTCCTCCGGTATGTTGTTGAACGTGTTTACTCCACTCCAGGCTTTGAAAAGTTTTCCCCAATCCAGTTCCCTCAAACAAAGCAGCCTTTCCTTTCCGTAATGCCCAAAGTGTAACGTCTCTTTGGAAGGGAAACAGCTTACTATTAATCTGCTCCTTCGGTATATCAAATCCAGTGGGATTAGTTGTTATACGTTTTGTTTCAAGAAAATTATTGTAATCCATCATTTACCTCCTTTGTATTACTTCGCCAACCAAGGGTACTCGGTTTTTAAGCAGGTGACGAAAGGGCAAAAGCCTTCAAACCAAACGTCTTTAGTGGGAATTTCACTCATGCTACATAAACTTCCTTTCCAGTTAACTTTTGTATCTGCACTTTTGCCTCTTTTTTATCCAAATTACCTTCTGAGCCATGCAGCAAATAAATCTTTTCCACCTTACTCAAGTCATTCGCTCGTAGAAAATCCAGTGCTGTTTGCAAGCTCATGTGTGAGTGTATAATTCTATTTTTTAGTTCAACCGCCAGCGTCCCGTTGGTCACGTTTTCATTAATAATATTTGCGTCATAGTTACATCCTAGCAAAATATGTGTTAATCCGGTAAACCTATATTTGCAATAAACTGTATCGGTAAGAAAAAGGACTTTATATCCTTGTTGGCATAACAGAAAACCCAGGCATGGAACATCGTGTACAGCGTCAAACGGAAGAATAGTCCACGATCCTATCTGTATCTGTTTTAAAGCTTCCACGATGTGCACTCTGTGGCCGGTTAAGCCTAGGGCCTCAATAGTATCGGAACTCATATAGCAGTCTATTCCAGCTTTAAGTAAAGCTGGTACTGCCTTACAATGATCTTTGTGGATATGGCTCACAAGACAGGCAGACAGACTTGATGTTTTAAAATCAAGTTTCTGCTGTATCTTCTTAAAAGGTATCCCGCACTCCAAAAGAAGAGGACTGCTACCGGCGGCAGTCATCCGGTAGCAGTTACCATTTGAACCATTCGCAAGTATTTCTATGTCTAGCATATATTCAACCTCACATACCTAATCTAATTCTTCCCTTCTCAGTGAAGAAATTTCATAATTTCACCTCTTTTTTTGAAATTCTAGCAATCTCCCTAAAACGGGCATCCATCATCTGTTTCTTTTACGGTATCTGTCACAGAATTAGCTTCTGCTGTATACATTTCTTCCGCCTTTAAAAGCAGTTTTTTAATTCTTTTGTTGATTGCCGGCCATGCTTTATCATCTATTTCTTTCACAGAATTAACCTTATATCCTTCGTAAAGAATATTTTTGATGATATCTTTGAATTTTTCTAAGTTATATTCTTTTTGATCAGCATAGGCCTTTATTTTTTCAATAACCTGGTTTTTCTCCGGTTTGTCCTTTTGTGTTTCCATTTTATTTGTTTCTAGTATTTCTGGCTCATCAATTACCTTCACGTCAATAAATTCTTGATTAGCATTTTCTGCTATATCCTGCTCCACTTCAATTTCTTCTGAACGATGGACTGATTTTAATAAAATAGCATCGTTACTAGAGTTAATTATAGGTTTACAGAGTTTGTTAATTACTGTCCTCTTGCACATTTCGGCCGTAAATTTTCCATGTGTACTCTCTTCTTTAACGTTCCCCTTTTCGTCTATAGGCTTGATTTTGCTTTGCTTCCAGGACTGTTTAATTTGCTCCATAGTCATAATTTCCGTTGTTCGGATACTACCATCCTGATTAATAACCATAGCATAAGCAGCCTTTATTTTTTTCTTGTCCACATTTTCAAGCTGTTGCTCATGCTCTGTTATAATCTTATTACCTCTTTCTATGCGATACTTCAGTGTATCGTCTTCGTAAACCACTTCAGCCACAATATCCGCAATGGTCGGGTCTACCGTTTTTGCCACTACCATTGTTCCAAAGTAACTTTTCGTACATGTTAATCGGTTTCCATAGGGAATAAAGTAACATTGGTCTTTAACAGGATTTAGTCCTTGGATTAACATGTCGTACAGGGTATTATAGATAGATATTTTAGTACAGCTTGACAAGACAGGTTTTTCATTATGAAAGGTTTCTTGCAAGATCAGCCATGCGCTTTGTAATGCATTTGATACCGAATAATTCACCGGTAAATTTAATTTATCGCGGTTCATGTTCACGTCTAAGGCCACCGAATCAACAGTCTCCTTTTTAATTGTCGCTAAATTAGCAGATAAACTGGTACTATCCATCACTCGCATTTGTTGTTTTTGTTCGGGCATTAATTATTTCCTCCTTCACTTTTCAGCAGTTTTCTCCGTAACTTCTTTGTCGGTTTCTAGTTTTGTAATACGCTTTTGCAACTCAAAAAAAGCGTTCCACAATTTATCATTTTCTTTCACTGCGCATTCCAGTAAATACACTTTGTCTTCCATGTTTTCTAAAAAAATTCCGATACGCTTGCTTGTACCACCTATCACTTCACTTAAACTTTCCATTAAATCACATCCTTTTTGATCTGCGTTTCCAGCCAGTTCCCGTATGCTTTCACTACATTACCCAGGCCCAGAACAGTACTCCAATTATCAGTGATGCCATAGTATACATAAGTACCACCAGAGGAATGCATTTCCAGGGATTCCACCGCATCCGGGGCTTCAGCGCCTGCCGGATGGCCTCGTCATTCACCTTCATTTCCTAAACACCCCCTCTAATTCAGCCGTTGCAGCCATTATGATTGCCCGCCTGCGCAACCGGCGGCAACTATCCGGAAATTCCGGATAGTTCAAAAAGTTGCAGCCATTGCTCGCCTGCGCAACTGGCGTAGCGGCCTATTATGTGCCGTTTTCAATTTCAACGCGTAATTTCGTATCTTTTTTTGATACATATAAGTTTATGATCTGGTTTTTCACCTCCGGTATTTCAACTGTGGACTCTCTGTTATCGCACCAGATAGGCGGGTAAAAATTGTAATTTTCGCAAAGCACAGAAATAATATCAAGTCCGACCTGAATCCTTCCCGCCGAGTTCATGCTTCCAAAGGGCACCCCGTTCAGCGTTACATCGCAGCACTCCGAAATTCCAGAATTAATTTGATTCTCAAAAAGGCGAAATTCCGCTAATTTAAATCGACTGTTGATTTTTTCCTCCAGCATCCGAACCTTGATCCGGATAAATTCCTCTGTGAGACGGAGTTCACCTTCAAGTTTTTCAAACTCGGCAGCCATCACCCTTTCTTGCTGCTTCAATTCGTCTATTCGTACCTGCCCTTTCTCCTGACGGTCCACGCTGTCCAACATATCTTTCAGTGCGCTGATTTCGTTTTCAAGCAGGCCTATTTCAGCTTCGACTACTATTACCTGTCCTTCTCTTTCGCCGGTTGCAAGTTCAGAAATCTGTTTTTCTAAAGACTCCTTTTTGTTCGTAATCGCCTGCAACGCCCTGATATATTCAGGGTCTTCGCTGGTGGGTGGGTTGTTTATTTGCTCCTGCAAAACACCGGCATCTGCTTGTGCGTCCGCAATAAACTTCTTTAGCCCGGTGGCTTCTCTTTCCAACTTTTCGTTTGAAGACTGTAGCCCCTCGACTGCAAGCCGACGCTTCTTGCCTTCAGCCGATATTTTCTCAAGCTCTTCGGCTTTCCCCAAGTTAAAAGCCGCTACTGCATTCTCACACGCCTGTGCAAGGTTCTCTTCCGGTAAATCCTGTCCGCAAGCAGGGCAAACAGATTCCGGGCTATATTCAATTTGCCGGCTGTTTACGGTGTACCATTCCTCCCGCAGTCTCGTGATACTTGTTTCGTTTTCATCTATCCCTGCTTGGTTCTGTGCTAGAGCGAAACTCGTTTGTCTTAGTTCGGACGACCACTTGTCTATATTGACATAAAGAGCCTGTAGATCCGCACGCAAAGCCTGTATTTTGCTTTCCTGCGCCAGGCGATATTTGTTTCGGATGTATAACAACCCGGCTTCCGCTTCGCGCAAAGCTTTAGTTTTCTCGGCCACCTGTCCGCCAGCCTGAATACGAACAACCTCCTGGTTCTTTTCGGTGAGTCTGGTTTTTAATACGGTTATTTTGTTTGCAACCTCGCTGGGGAACACCCCGGAAACGTCTGGCAGGCTTCGAAAAACTTCATCGATACGTATCGGAATTTTTTCTAATTCCTGGTTGATTTCCGTTCGCCTGCCCATAATAACCTTACGATGGTCTTCTAGTTTCCGGTTTTTTAGAATAGCGGGAAGTTTTGCTAATGAAGAGTCGGAAGTGATAACGTCCTCGTCGGAAATATCGCCGCAGATGGAAAAAAGAATTTCACGGCGTTTCTGCCAGTGTAGTTGAGTGTTGAAAAAAAGCGGATTGGTGAGGAGTTTGAATATGTTCTCATCACATAGTCCGGCAATGCGGGATGCATACTCGGTTTTCTTCACAGGGACACCGTCAATAAAGTATTCCGTGGTATGCCCGGTAAATACTTCCTTCGCTGAACCACGCTTTTTTTGCCACATTTCAGCATAGGACTTCTTAATCGTCACAACACTATCGCCGGCAGGTACAAGATCTGCTTCAACAGAATGTTCCAGGCCGTGCAAAGGTTGCCCGGTTGCGTCCAATGTTTTTATCTCGAAGTCAGCCTTTCCTTGGCTGTCCTTGTTGAACAGTAGCCAAAGAAACGCATCGTAAAGCGTAGTCTTAAACGTAGCGTTATCTCCATAGATATTACAGTTATTGCCTTGAACATCCAGAACAAAGGAGCGGCAACCCTTGAAATTTTTGAGAGACAGTTTCAGAAGACGCATATCAAACCACATCCTTTCTAAAGTTTGTACTTCCTCCTTAAAACTACCATTCTACTTTTTTTAACGGTGTTCCCTGATTTAAATATTGGGGAGAAAAATATTCTGGTTCTTTGAAACATCCAATTATTCCCTTCTCTCCACCGTCATTGTCCAAAAATGTGAGTGTTTTAAGTGACGAATGAGGAGAACAATAAAAGGTTATCCTGTACCATTCCTTTATCATGGATAGGAAAACACGGTTAACAAACACAAACTTGTTACTTCCTTTCTTTTCGTCAAAATAGGCAAATACGGCTAATTCAGGAACCTCCTGGTATCCATCATATACCAAATTGGTATACTCAGTAGGAATTTGTTTTTCACCTCCAATTTCAACAAAATCCTGAAGAATCTTATCTTTCGCTTGTTCAGTGAGGTTTAAATCATAGGGATAGTTTTCTAGTTCTGGAATCAGATGGTTAGTAAAAACAGATACCCAAATATGAACGTTTCCAATATAGGTACATTCTCCACCATTAAATTTGAAACACTTTTCCTTGTCTTTTTTAAAGATTTTTAACAGGTGTTTCTGGTTTAACATTTTCCCCTCCTTTACTTGTCCGCATGTAAATTGGTTTCTAGTTTTGTAATACGCTTTTGCAACTCAAAAAAAGCGTATTACAATTTATCGTTTTCTTTCACTGCGCATTCCAGTAAATACACTTTGTCTTCAACTTCTTCTAGAACAATTTCGACATCATCTATCCTTCTATTTAAACTTTCCATTTTTTGAGTTAAATCCGTCGCAGTTATGTCGTTTTTGGTATTATGCAGTTGTGCGTATGTCCTGTTAAACGCTGTGAAAAAATCTTCAACTGTTTTTGGGTCAACGCCTTCCTCAAACAATGCTTGAACCTCGTCTTTGGTTAATTTTTTCAAGTTTTTTCCCCTCCTTTATCCTAGGCTTCGACTTCGAAATTCCATCGACTTGGTTTCCCGTACATGAGTGCTCCATTACGGGATTCTACGTACTGCCTCAGAATTTCCCGGCTTTCTTCCGGAGTACTCCCCAGGGCCGGCAGATGATATGCAATATACAGTGTACCGTTTCCCCGATTAGTATACTGCGTACCGGTTCCCAGATTGTTGCCCACTGGATACCTGCTTGGATACCTACAGTTGATGACGCCCTGGAAATGCTCTTCGCCCGGAACATGATAGAACCGGGTAAAAGAATATTCGTTGGTGCGATAGCAAGCTACACACGTTTTCATATTCCTTTCCTTCTTTTCCTCACCATCTTCGTTAAGCCGCCTTTGTAAGTAGTTAAGTACTTGTTTCATGTTTGGTTCCTCCTTTTCCTATCGTGTAAATTCTGTTGTTACTCCAACCCAATAAAAATTTTGGTTGCCGCAAACAATATCTAATTCATGAAGAGCTTCTGCTTCGGTTTGGTAAGTCCCTAATGTGACCCACTCTTCATCTTCGCTATTGCCGATACCACCTTTTAATTTGAAACATCCATCTTGTGGAGTAATGAAAAGAATATTTGCGTTCATTAACATTTTTTTGTCCTTGCTCCTGATCCACATTAATTTGTCCTCCTTATAATTCTTTCTAAAACCTCAATCTCATCGTTTATCTGCTTTACCTGTCTGCTTCCCCACTATTTTTTTCCACCAATCCCGTACCTGCTCCCACTGGCCGGTAACGGGATTCCGCTTAGAGTCCAACGGATTCCAGTCGCCCATAACCCCGGTTGGCTGTTTGTCAATAGTTTTTGACATGGTTTTTTCCTCCCTTATTTTTCATAGCGATTCACTAATCAATGTAACATTTGTTCCCATCGAACGCTACCAAATACATATAGTCCATCTCCACTGTGACTATTCCATTTTTGTAACCAACAAACTTTCCCGGGCCGGCCGGCGTGAGAATGTATCCGGCAGTCGGGTCATAATTTTCTAACATCGTTTTCACCTCCTATTTTTTACTTACGTACATATTCAATTCTATCACCATTAGAAAGCACGACCGTTATACCGTATGGATATGCAACTTTTTCGTAAAACTTCGGTTTTTCGACTGAAACAGGCAATACGTGGCTTTTTTCACAGTCAATTGCCTCTTGGTATTCCTCATATACGCTGTTGCAAAGCTCGCAACGGTATGTTACTAGAGTTTTCATATTTTCACCTCCTTTACAAATTTTTCTATTCGCACTCATCCGGGCAGCACTCAATTTCCTGCACTTCGCCTGCCTCAGTACCCATCTGGACAGCCGTTTTACCACCACCTTTACAAACCAATCCGGCGGTCAGCCCTATCGCTAATGCCTGAAACTCCCTTAATCATCATTGTTCCTCCTTTTTGTCCTAATATCTAGCTCATGAAGAGCTTTTGATAAAGTGTCATATTCTCCTAATGTGTCAAATGCTTCATAGCTACTGTTACTGAAACCGCTTTTAATTCTGTAATGTCCATCTTCCTGGATGACGAAAAGAATATTTGGGTTTACCAACATTCTTTTATCCTGGCATCTAATCCACATCGTTTTTCCCCTCCTTAACATAAAAAAGAAGAACCTGCCTCGCCGCAGTACCTGCGGAGGAGGATGGTTCTTCTTTTGCAACTAAATCAATATCCATATTTAAAGCCGCCAGAACCTTTTCTAAAGCACCTTCTTTGCCCATTTTGTTCCGACGCTCTATGTCGCGAAGAGTCGGATATGCTACCCCAGAAAGGATACTTAATTCTTTCCGGGTTAATCCCCTTTCCTTCCTGGCCTTTTTTATCATCTGGCCAATTTCACGCATATTTTAATCACCTCTAATTTAGATATTATACGCAAATTGCATACTTGTAAAACGCCAAATAAATGCATATAGCGTCTAATATTAATAATATGACGCATTATCATACATATACTTATTGTTTCACAGTCACGCATTTTTTCACAAAAACAAAAAAAGCCGTCCCCCTTCAGGAGACGGCCTGTCCCAGCTGAACTACTGTTTGTTTCAATTCCTCACAGGCAGACTAATCTGTCAACACTTTTTCTTAAGCGATGATTCCCAGCCTTTCCAAAATAACAGCCAAAAGCTCCAGCGTTACCGGCTCTGTTTTTTCATGCAGCTGATTAAATTTTGCTTTTTCCGCCAGCTTCTCAAACGCAGCTTGCGCAGCAGGTACTTGTTCCTCATCTCGAAGATGCACCCCAAGGAAATCCGCTATACCGCCGGCAATCGCACGTGCGCATTTTTCTTGAAACGATCTAGACTCAAGCAAGGCTTCTTCCGTCGGGTTCGTGATAAATCCGCACTCTATCAGTGCAGCGGGCATATCCGTCAACCTGAGCACGGCAAATCCAGCTTCTTTCGTACCCCTATTCCCAAGGCCGGTTTCCGCTACTAATTTGTCTAAGATACCGTCAGCCAGCCGCTTTCCGCCGCCTGCTTGCCAGAAATAAAACGCCTCCAGGCCATGTGCCGCAGGATTATTAGCAGCATTACAATGCACGGAGACAAAAACATCAGCGTTGCGTTTATTCGCCGTGTTGGCCCGCTCATGCGGTTCTACAGACACATCGCCAGGACGAGTATAAACCATATTGCAGCCGGCTTCGCCCAGTATTTTACCAACGGCCTGGACGATTTTCAAAGTTACCACTTTTTCTTGAACGCCGGTACCGCCAACCGCTCCAGGATCAGCTCCACCGTGCTAATGGCCGGGATCAAGAACAATAATCTTGAGTCGCGGCATATAAACCACCCCCTTTTATTCGATGACAGGGATCAAGACAAACTGCTCGCCTTTCCACCATAAAGACATCACCTCCTTGTGAATACAGCCTTTCTTTGATCCCCGTCCCATACTACCACATATCCGGCCATCTCTGCAATAAACCTGGCCGGTGCCACCATACGGTTTGTCTGTGGGTCAATCATCACGCTTTGATCCACATTAACCATCACACCATCAACTACAGCAATGTCCCTGCCTTCCCACAGCTCTATCTTACTTGCCGGCTGGATCTGTGTCGGCAGGTCAACCGTGCTCCACGCTTCAAACACGAAAGATATTCCAATATCAGAACGCCATGACAAAAGATCATAAGGCAGCCACGCATACCCATTGCTTTTCCATTCCGATCCCCAGGAATTGCGTATACGCAAGGCCCGCAATTCATCACTCCACCCTGTCGCAGTAATTGCATGTAAGCCTAAAATACGGCCTTCGGGCTCTGCGATAAATTCACCCTCGTTGGACACAAAGTTCTCGCAGACTAAAACCCCCATCGCTGCCGCACCTTGCTGATAAATCGCTGCCTTTGTTTCATCCAGCGTTTGTATCTTAGCGTAATTACTGACTTTAAACCTGGCAGCTTCTTCGTAAACAGCGTTTCCTGCCGCAGTTTGACTGTCGTAGCTAAAGTATTCACTATTTAGCGCCGCGCCCAGGCTTTGTAATACCTTCATTAACGCTCTGAAGTGCGTCCCTTCTTGTCCAGGCATACCGTCTATTTTTTTGCATTCATCATAAATAAACCGGGCGTTGAATTTATACCGTCGGTAAAACGATGTGTTTTCTTGTACTTCTTTCACCCCTACACCTGACCACCCGACGCAGTCGCCTTTGAGCTGCTTGCCCACGGGGTATTCCGTGCGCAAGAATTGCCGAGGCAGTGCGGGAATGTCCACTTTCGCTGAATATATCCAATCCCGCGGGTCTGGCGGAGACTGGACAAGGCCAAATTGCATGCTTAAACCTCCTTTCGTCTAAAATATTTTTTCGCCTTTGGATCTGCAATCGTCTCATAAGCTCCAGACGCTGCCAGTGCCACCAGGATACCGTTTAAAACGGCTAACCCTATGTGCTCGGTAGTAAGCCTTCCCTGCACGAAACAAACGAAGCCTTGCAGCAACCAAGCCCATGCAAGGGTATATAGCCTAACTGCCCAGTCGTCAAATCGTGCCTTGACAACTCCCTTTGTGAACTGCACTACCAAAGCAACTACCGCAACCATCCCGACAAAAGTAGCTAAATTATCAATTGTGATAAAGTCTTGTGGCATTTCTGCTTCACCTCCCTCACCTCAAGATGTTGACAATTAAACCTACACAAAGACTACACAAAAAAGCTATAGCAATAGAAACCGCCCATGTTGGGCGGCTATTAAGCTGGCTGTCAATTTTCTTTTCAATTTTTTCTAGGCGTTCATCAATTTTTTCCAGGGAAGAATTTTGGCGTTTTTCATGGGATTTCATCCATCCGTCCATATTGCTTACCTGTGTTTCGGTCATGGCAATTCTTTCAATTTCCGTCAATAAAACCAACTCCTTCTATGTTGACTTGGCAAATTTAAGAATATCTACATATTCTTTTTGTTGTTTTCTAGGAACATTCGTTATTGCTCTTTGAATTGGTGTCATCTTCTTTTTCTTTATCTCGTTCACGATTCGTTCAGGTGTGATATTTAATTCTCTTAACCTGACTGCTTCTTCTTTTAATTCTTTCAATGCCTGGGTTTTTTCTTCTCCAGGCGAAGCAGTCTTATATTTTTTCATAGTTTTAATAAAATCATCAATAACTTGTTTTTCCGTTTCCTGTCTCTTTCTTTCCGTATACCCAATAACACTCTTAACGTCTCTTTCGATAGATTCTCTAATAGGCATAAAGCCCGTTGCCTTGACAGCTCTTTCTTTTGGTTTTAATCTTATTTTTACTCGTTCCCTATTCCAGGGGTCGGTAATTTCTCCTTCGTTAAAAGCAGCCAAGGCTATATTACCTGGCATTGGCGCTATTGCCCGTATAGTTTCAATCCAGTTACCTTTTGCCGCCATTTGTGCCGTTCTTACAATTGTGCTAATTGTTGGCCCGGTTATGTCTCTTAATTCTCCAGGGACAAAATCACCTGCACCAATTCGTCTTGATGCATCTATTCCGGCTTTATGACTAATGCCGTACATTATTGTTTTCGCTGCAGTTTGTCTTTCTTTGTCTTCTCCTGCCCATTCCATTAAATGCTTTTTAAGCTCCGATTCCAAGTCAATATTAAACAATGATTTAACTGTATTTTTCATTGGCTCAACTAAAGGTATTCCATAGTAACCACTAACCAACAACCAGGGCATCCAAAACCTAACATGTTCCATTCCTTTAAGCGACGACATAAATTCCAACTCTTTTACAGGAAACTTCTTGAACTGGAATAAAACCTGTCCAACAGGGCCAGTACGTCTGATAAAAGCAGGCGCATCCGCAATTCCATACTCAAACTGCGTTCTTTGGATTGTTTCTTTTGCGTATTCAATAGCCTGTTTTCTAGTCTTGCCTTCCGCTAAGGCTTTATAATAGCTTCCTAGACCGGTAGTTCTGCGTAAAAATTTTTCAGCAGTTAGGAATAAAACTAAGGTTTTATTAAACCCCTTTCCTATTTGTGCCGCTTTTGAATATCCTGCACCACTTTCTAGCCCTAATTGAATATCCACTCCAATTTGTTTCAAAATACCTCTCTCTGCGAGAGACGGTGAAATAGCTTTCTTTATTCCTATTGCCGTCCACTTTGCACCTAATAAGGCATTTGTATTGAGCAGCTGAGAGGTATTTATTAAAGCTGGTGATAGGTTATAAAGACCTAGTTTGGCAACTGCAACAGCATTTGTAGTTGCACTAGCTATCTGTAAAGATGGCCTACTCCCTAGATATTTACCAAAGAATTGATTAACCAAAGGAACTTTAGCTATAGAGCTATTTAATAATTCTTCAACTGCGGTAGGGTTACCATTTACATCATTTATGTATTCTTTGATGTATTTTGCTATACCTTTATATTCTTTATCAAAAGCTCCAAATTGTTTTTCAAATCTGGTTATGTTTCTTGCTTTAAATCCATCCAAAGCCGCGTAACGGGAAATCATATTAAAGTAATGCCTATTCACCCAATCAAGATTATTCTCCCAACCAGGCGTTCCTTTTCGTTGTAGGAAATTACCTACGAAACGGGAACGACCCTTCATGCGAGCCACATTAGATAACAATTCTTTTGCTTCTTCGTGTGAAAGACTGAAGGCTTTTGAAACATTTGATTTTAACTTAAAGTAATTCATATCACCAATAACTGCTGCTTGCACATCACCACCGGGAAATTCAAATTGCTTTGGTACAATAGTAATTTTTACGCCTTTTTGCCTAGCTAAAGGATTGCTTCTAAGAACTGCTTCTCTTAATGTTTTTGCACTACCAGCAACTTGGCCATTAACAATAATAAACCAGTTGTGAAAATAATGAGGAATATAACCTTCCCTATAATTTACAGGCATTTTCCCACGTAATTCCCTTGTTCTACTAGCGATTGAATGGGCATGATCATAAGCTAACCTAGTTAGTTGATACGCTTTAATAACAGCATCATTAGCTTCAAAGTTTTGTTTTAGCTCACTTGGATTAAATTTTTTACCCAGCATATCCCCTGTAAGCAAAATCTCATGTAAAGTTTGTTTGTTTGCTATATAGGCTTTCCCTTCATTAAGGATTTTGTCAATAACATTTAGCCGTTTATCAAAGATTGATCTTAATCTTTCTTGTATATTTTGTGACATAATTCCATCATCAACCGTCGGTTTTAATTCAGTATATTTTTTTGCTACCTGAGTAGGTGATTTAATTTGTGTTATTAATCCCGGATGTCTAGCTGCTTCCGGTTTAATAATGGTAATTTCTTTACTTGGAATACCTAATTTATCTGCTAATTTAGTAGTAGCAAATTTTATGCTTTCGACAACTTTTTCCGGTGGTATACCGGAATAAAGCATAGCAGGGCCTTCTGGTGTATCATCTACTTTTAGAATATCCTCTAGCTTATAAGCCTTAAGTGTTTTCTCTGATGCGGCCGCTTCCTCGGCAATACGCTTTTCTATGTCATCAGTAAATTTCTTTTTAGGAACAGTTTTTGCTTCTAGTACTTCTTTTGCACTACCGGAAGGTATTTCTTTTATCTCTCCTAAGCCTTCTAACTCCAAAATCTTTTCCCAATCTTCCGGGGTCTTTGTTTTTTCTGAGGTAACTTTTTCTGCTTCTAACAGTTTCCGTTTTTCTTGTGCGGCAAGCATTTTTTCTTGAAATTCTTCTTTTGAAACAGGTTTCTTTGGTATTTCTGTTGGTTGCGTAATTTCTTTTTTACCGGAAGGTACTTCTTTTACCGATTTTGGTTTAACCTTTACCTCTTGAGATACTTTTTCAGTAGGCGGTTTTTCAATTTTAGTCCATCCTTTGTTTATAGGAAATATTTTTCTTCCAGAACCATCCGGCATATTGGTTTTAATAGCTAAACGACCATTTTTATCATAAATGATTTTACCTGTATATTCCTCAACTCCTATACCTAACCCTGGCATTGTTTTTGAAACTTTATCCCCATGTTTTAATCCGGTAGCTTTCTCTGCTTCTTTGTTGTATTCCGTTACTTTATTCTTATATCGTTTAAGTTGCTCCTTATAAATATCATCTGCGATTTTTACTTGTTCAGAAGTCATGTCGTTTTTATATTTGGGTAAATTATTTCTAGTAACTTGCAATTCCTCATCAGCCATTTTAGCTAATGTTTTTTCAGGCATAACAGTCGCTTTTTCTTTTACCGCTTTTGGTTTTTCCATTTTAGATGGAACAATTTTTTCTGCTTCCGCTTTTGGCGGAATATAACCAGGCATAGCCTTCGCCGCCTCCGCCTCCGCCGCGCGCACTACTTTACTACGCCAGGTTTCACCTTTTTTCAAGACAGCTCTTGAACCAGTGGAGAAAGCCTTTTGATAATGCAAATCCAGTGCTTTTTCTTCTGTTATTGCGGGATTCCAAAACCTTTCTGCTTCGATAAGGCGTTCCCTGTGAGTTTTAACTTCTTCATCGAGGACGGCTAACTTTTCTGCCCAGGTGTTAAATTTGGGCATTTCTTTTTGAGACATTCCTCCTATAGTTTTTATTTCACCTTTAATTTCATCTGGAGGTTTTTTAGGTAATTCCGCTTTTGGTTTTTCCATTTTTGGCACTTCCGCAGGCAATGGTTTATAAGGCTTAATCTTTGAAACAGGTTTTTCTTTTGGAACAGGTACTTCTTTAGCTAATGTTTTTTCAGGTATGACAGCTACTTTTTCTTTTACCTGTTTTGGTTCAACCTTTACTTTCCACCGAGAAGTAAGTTCTTCTTGTTCTTTTGCTAATTTCGCTAATTTACTACGCCAAGAAGTTTCGCCCTTTTTTAAAACTGTACCCAAAAAAACTTTTCTATAATGCAAATCCAATGCTTCTTCTTCTGAAATTTTGGGATTGAGAGATCTTGCTTCTGCAATAATTCTTTCTCTATGATTTTTAACTTCATCATCAAGAACAGCTAATGTTTTTTTGTAAGAATTAATTTTACCTAGAGATTCTTTAGATAATATCGGTTTTGGTTTAACTATTTTAGATGGAACAATAGGTAATTCCGCTTTTGGCACTTCCGCAGGCAATGGCTCGTAAGGTTTAATTACCTGTTTTCCACCGATAGGTATGGACTTGGCCGTCGGCCCCGGCTTCCAGGCAGCCCTATATTTTTTACCTTCTCCCGGTAGTGCAGGTAACGCTATATTAGGCCGCCTATGTTGCGCAAGAGGAGTAACCGTTTCTGGTATAGGTAACTCTACCTTTGGCATTTTCATCCTCGCATACGCCGCCATAGCAGCTTTTCCTAATGCCCCTAACGCTACATCACCGACACCAAATAACACTGCGTCAAGAGCGGCTTGCTTAGCGATTTCTTGAGGTGACTTGTCTTCAAGTGCAGCCAAGCCGCCACCATAAATACCGCCCGAAACAGCTCCGGGCAATGCACTGCGTCCGAGTTTGGCAGCCAGACCGGTTGCAGCCTTGGGAATTAATCCGGCAGCGTACTTGCCAGCCGTTCCATAGAGGCCACTTATTGGCAGCATCATACCGCCTAATTCGCCAGCCGTTTCCCATCCGGCGTATTTTTCTTCGGGAGGCAATGCCAACGGATGCGGTTCTTGATATTGAAGAAATTCCGGCCTTATTTTGCCTTTTTCAAATGCTTTTTGTTCACTTATTTTCATTATTCTTTCAAGAACAGGAGTTATGCCCGTTGCTTTGCTTACACCAGAAGCTATCGAAGTAATTGCTTTTTTAGGTGAAAACGGTTCGGGTCCTGCTGCCCATAATTCAAGGCCGGTTTTTAGCGGCACACGATATTGTGGCCCGGGCATAGCAACATCAATTGCTTGTTGCCATGCAGGGCGTTGACGTTGCAAAGCTACTTGTTCCTGTTCTCTTTTGGCTCTGGCATCCAATCCTTTATTAGGAGTAGCTTTAGGTTTTGGCCGTGTAACCGTTAGAGGTTCAGCCTCAAATTTTTGTTTACCTCTTTTTTCTATCCTATCAAGGGTATCCGTATAAGACATAATTACAAGGCCCCCAATGCTTCAGTTAATTGATTTATATCTGTATCGTCTAATCCTTTTCTGACTAATGATTCATAAGCAGGTTTTAAATTTGCTTGTCTTGGTGCAGAGAAAAACTCTTTGGGGGTTTTTCTGGCAACAATGCGTATAAGAGCGTCAACAGCACTTCTTGTATCTACTCCGCTTTCCATAGCGTCCTTGACCCATTCAGGGTCGTTTAACATTGAATTAACTGCATAATATAAAGGATACTTTCTCTTACCTACCAATTCCTTATAGCGATTTAAACCAGCTTCTAAATAGGTTTTTGTTGCTAATTGCTTACGTTCTCCAGCGGTTAAGGCTTTACCGCTGCTTCCGGCGGCAGCTTGTTTTTGTGCACTGGCAGCCAGGTTTGCTATCTGGCTTTGCGCGTCCCAACTAGGTTGACCGGTTTCAGGATCAATACCGGTTATATCGGCAATAGTTTTTCTTTTGGTTAATGCGTTCAGCATTGCCTGTTGTCTGGCTTCATCCATTCTTGTTCTTTGTCCGAAGGTTATGTCCTCTGGACGCTGGCTGCCCTGATAAGCACTAATAGCCTGGGCTAGTAACGGAGCGTCGGCAAAAGCATTATACCGTCTCACTTCCTCACCATAGCGGGGTATTCCGCTGGCCGGCCTGGGAGGAGGTGCACTAAGTTTTTGAAGAATATCAACCAGGTTTGCTTGGGCTTGTCTTGCTCCCTGCTCATATCTGGGTTGGTTGAATTGCTGTGTCAAGGGTTCATTAGCCAGTCTTTTTCTTTTTACTTCTCTGAAGTAGTCTAAATTTGATAACATAGGGACGCTATACCCCCTTTTTGGATAATTCGTTGGTTGTTGTTCACGACTGCCGCCACGGGATAATCCCTGGCCTCCAAGGTAGGATTTATATGCTCCGGTATTATATGCCGTCCACGCTCCCAAGCCCTGGCTTTTATATACCTGAGACGCAGCGTAGGCATTATTATCCGGGTCTTGCAGCCAGTTTACCCAGTCTTGCCGGTTAGATGATCCTGTCCATTTTTTTAATTTGTCCGCGTGGGACGGCAGGTGAATTTGAAAAAGCCCTACGCTTCCGCCAAGGTTTTTATCGCCTAATGCTTTAGGGTTGTAATTGCTCTCCGCACCGGCTACGGCCCCTAGAATATTCGCCTGGTTTGCAGGAACGCCATAACCTATTAGCTTTTGGACAATATCAGTTACTGCCACCCAAAGCCCCTCCTATCCATACAGTAGTGGGTTTAATAAATCCATCATACCTTGCTGCTGGAATTGATTTGCCCCTAGACCCATACCGGCCAGTCCCATCCCTTGACTCCATTTTCTTGCTTGTTCAGCAAGGGCTTGCTGCTGTGCTTGTTGTCTTAAGGCTGCTAATTGGTTGCTTTGCAACATACCTCTTCTTTGCTCATAAGCGCCTCGCTGTCTGCCTATATCCGATTGCGAGGCGGCCAGCATATTAGCTATTGAGGCTAATCTAGCCGCTTTTTCAGCTTCTTGCTGTTGCTGTTGGGCATAGATAGGCTTCTCTACTTGAGCCGTACGCCAGTCAACCACACCACTACGGCCTGCACCTCTACTTATAGCACTCTCTAAAGCTGCCCGTCTCGCCTCATCTAACATTTGTTTAGTTCTTTCACCAAGGCCGGCATAAGCTGCCTCAATATCCCCACGTGCCGTTTGTGCTCCCGCTTCTTCTTGTCCCCATCTCGTATCCAATGCCGAAAGATAAGGGTTAATTTCTAAATCAGCGTACTGTCCGGC